ATCCTTCCTGTGTCTCGCACCATGGATGCTGTGGAGGTTAAAGCACTACCTTCTCGTGATGCACTTACGGGTGAGGACACGTCACTCTGATTTGACTTGAGGATTAGACAAGTCTTCTTCATTAACGGCAACGTTGTTAAAGATAAACATGTCTTGTACTAATCCCCTAATCACACCTTGACGTTGAGTGGCGATCTGCGCAAGCAAGGTCGCCATTTCTTTTAAGGTACTTACTGAATTGCAATCTTCAATTGATCGTTTGATTTTTTCTAGCCAAAACTTATCATCAAGCGTTGGTTCAATTTGAAATTTAGTTAATGGTACGTATTTGATTTCTTCCATGGTTTATTCAGTTGGCACCCATAGGTTACATCTATAGTAAACCCTAGATCAAAACTTCAAAATGTATTAACAATCACAAATGAAACCTGAAGAAAAAGCTGCAATCAAGGACGGTGCCGCAACTGCTGCCATAGCAGGAGTGGTTGCCTTGGCCATTGGTAGTCCTGTATGCTGGGCTGGCGTTCTTTACGGAACGTATCGGATGGCACGCTTGGCCTACAAGCGGACCAAGTATCGTGATACACTTCACGACAGGGACCAGGACGCTGATCTCTTCATCTAACTCAACTCAGACTCATGCAACTCCAAACCGAACTCAACTCAGCCCAAGCCCTCATCTATTCACGGTCCAACATTCGTCGTGCGTATGCAGACTTTGATGACACCGAAATCTCTGGCATTTATCTGCGAGATGACAATTGTGTTGTGGTGCGTTGTGATGGTAGTGAGCAGGCTTACGAACGGACGTTGATCAAGACAGCGTTCCAGCAGTATACTCACCGACTCAAAGACTTCTTTTCTTACCTTGGTCCTAATTACCGTGGCCCTAGTGTATGGCATAACAATGCTTACGTTATGTTTAAGGGCTGGAACTATTCACACGCACTCGGACACCTGACTTCCAATGCCAAGCTCCAACAACACTGGGCAGACAAGTTCATTCATCTGTCAGACCCCAGCAAAGTCGTTGCCCTCCTCCAGAATGACCAGACGGATCTGGGACATCTGGTTGCGCCGGATGGGCTTCGGAGTCCGACTCGGCCAATTGACTTGGAGTCTGAGTTGGAGGAAAACGCCTCCGGTGTTCAGGCCAGCACTCCTGAACCTTACTGCTCATGTGGGTCCTTTCAGCGTCAACTTCTTAATGTTTCGTTATTCCAACAAGAGATTGAAGGATTCAAACCCTGGTGCATCCACCTGACTTGGTTCCATAAATACCGTGAGCTGCTGTGCAAGCGTACTGAAGTGCGTAATGCATTGCCCAGTGGTACGCCTGACAAGTGTGTGGCATGGTGGTATGCCCCGCCCCAGGACCATATCAGTGAAGGCAAGTTTGTATTGCTGCACACCAAGTCTGGTGCTCAGGCTCCGCTGACTCATTGGCGTACGTACAAACCAAAGGAAGTGTTTAACCAAGGGCATGCCTGGGATTTGTTTTTCAATATGATGGAGGCAGGCTATGTACCATTCCCTGGTACTGCATTGCCACAACTGCAGTCTGCTGTCAAAAAGAAATGAGCTTTCTCAGTTGGGTTGAGAAGTTACAAGTGGAGGTAATTAACCAAGAAGATGGTGGTTGCATCATCCGCATTGAGTGGGATGATGCAGATCCAGATCTTGAATACTGGACAAACCTTGGTGAAGAAGGACAAAAATCCTTTATCATCGAATCACTAACCAATGCTCTTGACTGCTATGTCGATTGACACTTACGGCCTTGACGAAAATCGCTACGTTGAGATCTTTGAAGATAAAGCCAGGTTTCTTTTCAGGACAATGCATGCTCTTATTCGAGTATCCCTGGAACAAAATGTAAACCTTGATGGGTGGCCTCACGACATCATCTGGAAGATGTACGAGTCTGTTACGTACAATGCCAGTGATGATGCTCGTGTCATCCAGAAGACTGAAGCCCCTGAAAAAGTTGAAGAACGTTCGTATGATCCAATCACAATGTATAGTCGCCAAGACTTAATGGATGAAATAAAACTTATTAAAGAACTGTTGATCAAGGAAGTTTGATCCAACGTCCTGGTCATGACGTAAAACTGACTACTACCTACACACTCAACTCATGTTTGAAGCATTTGCATCTGCTGTACTTCCAGTACTAAAAGATATTCTTTGGACAGCAGCCGCGGCTTTGTTAGCCTTTGCATTAAACAAGCTTCAATCCAAATTCCAAAACATCTAGGTCATGACTCAAATCACACAGGTTAAGCTTAAGGATCTCAACATCCTCAAACTCTACGAGCACTATGGTGCCCTGGAACGCAGTCTTCCTCTCCTCACTCCTGAGTCCCAAGAGCTGGCGCAAGCTGAGCTGGAGGCCTGTGCCTCTCTCCGTTCAGAGAAGGTCGACCGTATCTATTACGCTATGGCGGCCCATGAGGATGCTCTTGAGCGCATCAAGAAGGAAGGGGACCTCATTGCACAAGCCAAGCGTCACCACGAATCCCAGCTGCGGTCCCTCAAGGGTTTGCTAGGTTGGTTGCGACGTTCTTTACCGCAAGAGTCTAATAAGATTCAGGGTAGGAACTATCAATTTGCCTTAAGCAAAAAGAAAGATCTTACTGTTGAGATCAATTCCGATCCGGAGTTTTGGAACTCTGAGGAGCGACAGCTCTATTGCATTGAGCAAGAGACCACCACAACCAAGCAAATTGTGGTACGTTCAATGTCAGGGGAGGTCCTTGCCGAAAGGACCGAACCCAAAACTAAACACGAAGTACTCCCAAATCTCGATGCCATCCGCAATGCGTACCAAACCGGTCAGCAACTCCCATTCGGAGTCAAAGTCACTCAAGAATACGCGGTACGCACCAGCCGCATCTACTCAGAGCCAAGGGTGGAATTGGATGCATCCGAATATCCCGGAGACCTTCTATCAAAAGATTGAAGCTCCCACGGATCTAGAAGATGCTCACATCAAGATGAGTTGTCACAACCACGCTGTAGATGATTTTAATCTGCAGCTGGAAATAAACACTCTTGAAATTTCTGGCCTTAATGATGGCGAAGAAGTTCTTCCGTACAACGTGACGGAAGTTGATGAGCTGGAGCAAAAACGTCTTAAGCTTTTGTTTGGTAAGCGCTTCCATCAGAACGCAGCTCGTGCCTATTGGTATCACATGGTCAAGGCAGAAAAATAAACTGCCATACAATTAGATAACTACTACGGGTGTTCCATGACTGATGCAAACAAGCTGGTTGAATTGCTAGCAGGTTTTACTCAGGACGGGACACCCATTCCTGCATTGATCGGTACCAAGCTGGAGTGGCAGGTTACCGTATTAACGGCTGCCATGCTGGCAAATGAAAACCTAGCTGCGTCTATGGATGCAACTGAAATGGTTGATGCTGCTATCAATTACACACAAATTATTCAAGAACGACTTGGTTACTATCAACGTAATCAAGTGCACTCTTTAGAGAGATTACTGTAAAGTAGTTGGGTCCTCCATTCCAGAAATGGTTCTCACTGCTGTGCCTAAGCTAACCGTATCCTTTGCGGTTGACCTTGAAGTTGAATACGACAGCTTCACTGGTCGCACCCCGCAAGATATTGCAATTGCATTACAAGATGAAGTAGACGACCTTTTGTTTGAAGCAAGCCCTAGCATCAAGGGTGTCTTTACCTCCATCACAGCAGTTGACTCCAATGAATGAAGAGCTTCTTAAAAAACTAAATACGACTGGTGCTTTTGATACGCCTTGGCTCAAGGAACAACTTCAGTCTTGGGACGTTACCAAGGAACAGCAGAAGGCTGACTTTCTTGAGCACATCTATCAGGTGTACCAACCTACCAATCACACCTATACGGGACTGTGGGAACGCTTCTGCATGACAGAGGCTGGCCCTACTTGCCGGGACTTGTACTTTGAACGTATTGCAGCTATCGAAAAGTTTCTAGAAGAAACCCAAAATGTTTCGAAAGAAACAGTAGTAGTCTCTTAATTCTTACTATGATTGAACGTCCCACACTCGTGGGGCGTTTTTTATTTAACTATGGATCACCCTCACGAACCTATAGATGTCATTTCGCAATGGCAAGAGTGGTATAAGAAGAATCGGGTTGTTGCAGAAATTAACACGCCGTTAGTTTCAAAACAGTCACGTGAGAATCTACATGACACAGCCAAGGCATTCCCAACACTTGCAACTGCAATGAACAACACAACAACAGAAAAACTTAAGAGGCAAGCTCAAGATTATTTTGCAGATACTCTTGCAGAATTTGCAAACGAATTACCAGGTAAAGATCTGTATGAAGCCTTAGTTGCAGCCGTAAACTATAACCTAGAGGTAGTTAAAAAAGAATATGAACAAGCTAAAGAGTTTGCTGACTTGGTGCAAGGAAATGGTTATGGCACAAAGTAAGTATCCAGCCTGGGTTTGTCACATGTGTGGCATGCAGCATGGTAATTGGTACCAAGCAGAGGAGTACATTGGCCCGTTGAATCACTGTTCAACTTGGCATACAGGAACTTGCGATGTCTGTAAAGATGTTAAGGTGCCTGTAACTGAGCCCAGGGATTATGGTCATCTTAGAGATACCTGGAATAGCAAGAAGTAAAATAGAAAAATATATGTCAAAACAATGCCGTTATACAGAGATCCCCAGAACGAAAATCTATATCACGTAGAAAAAGTGCAGACTTGCAGTGGGCATCCCCTAGAGGTTGTCACTGCAAGTGGCTCAAGTACTTATGTACAACCCGCTGGTATGGCAGGTGATGCTTTTGGACGCACACGTGTATCAGCACCTCTGACTTTATTCGACTCAAGCCATCGTTATAACGACAATGGTTTGTGGTCTACATCTAGTGGTACTGGCGCTACATACGCATTCAATGCAAACGAAGGTCTTGTTGATCTCAATGTAACTACCGCATCTGGCTCTGAGATCATCAGGGAAACCAACAAGGTTTGTTCATATCAACCAGGGAAATCCCTGTTGTTCATGTCAACCTTTGTAATGAATGCTGCAAAGGCGAACTTACGACAGCGTGTTGGTTACTACGGTGCAGCCAACGGTATGTACCTGGAAGTCAGTGGTACTACAGAGCCGGCATTTGTTGAGCGTAGCTCTGTAAGTGGAAGTCTTGCTGAAACACGAGTAGCTCAAGCCAACTGGAACATTGATAAACTAGATGGCAACGGGCCGTCTGGTTTTACCCTTGATATCAGCAAAGCGCAGATCCTTTGGTTTGATATTGAATGGCTTGGTCTTGGCACCGTGCGTGCAGGGTTTGTAATCAATGGTGCATTTATCCATTGTCATTCATTCCATCACGCCAACTTAATTACATCCACCTATATAACAACGGCATCCTTGCCGTTGCGTTATGAAATTACTAATGTTGGAACAACGGCAAGCAGCAGTACGTTAAAACAAGTTTGCTCAACCGTCTTGTCTGAAGGGGGATATGAATTACGTGGTGCACAGTCTGCCATTGGAACTCCAGTTGCATCTCCGCGTGATTTAACAAATGCTTCTACTGAATATCCTGTAGTTTCTATCCGTCTTAAATCAACCCGTCTTGACGCAATCGTTATCTTGACTGCGTTATCAATCATGGGGATTACCAACAACTCAGACTACAACTGGAAAGTTATTGTTGGTGGCACAACCTCAGCCGGATCATGGAATACCACTGGAGCTTCTTCTTCCGTTGAATACAACATCACTGGTACATCTTTTACGATTGGTACAGGACGCATCCTTGCCAGTGGTTTTGCCAATGGTTCCAACCAAGGATCTACTGTTGTTGACATCTTGAAAGAAGCGTTGTTTGCTTTCCAACTGGAACGTAATGGTCTCACGGGTACAGCTACAGAATTAACTTTGGCATGTAGTAGTGCACAATCTGGTTCTGATGTACTTGCATCTATGGATTGGGAAGAGGTATCGAGATGAGGCGTTAATAACTGATAAACTAGTACTATTGCCATGTGACTATGTATACCCCTGCCCCTCAGCAGTACCAGGTGACTGAAACCCCTCAGGTTCAACCCGTTCCTCAGCCCCAGGACAAACCCAAAGCTCCTGCCAAGTCCAAGGCTGGTGGTGATGTAGGTGCATTCATCCAGCAATGCATCTCTCTGTGTGCTTACCTCAAGGAGCTGGAGACACAGTCACATCTTATCCACCTGAACTACGAGGGCGGTAACTTCCTTGGCGTCCACGCATTCCTGAAAGATCAATATGAAACGCACCTTGAACAGTTTGATACCCTTGCTGAGTTTATTCGCAGCATGGATTATTTACTTCCTATGTGTGGTAGTGGGCTTAAAGATGCAGCTCCTCCTATCCAAACTGTAACTTCCTACAAGGGCACTGACATGCTTGGTGTGTACTACAAGAACCTTGAGGAGCTTGGCATGAAAGCCAAGAAGCTTGAGCCTATTGCCGCCAAGGTAGGGGCCATTGATATTCAAAACTATATGGCTGAGCTGTGTGGTCAAGCTTTTAAGGCTGCTTGGTTTGTTAAAGCTACATTGCGGAACGGTTAATGGCTGATAAAAAATTAACAGAAGAACAGAAACAGGCACTACAAACACTTGGCGGCGTAGGTGCTTTTGGTTTGGCTGCGCCTGCTGGAGCCTTTCTCCCTTTCCAAAACCTGCTTGAAGACACGGCAAAAATTAAACAACAAGAAGCGCAACGGATGTTTCCCGGTGCTGGCCCAGGTTTGTTTGATACTTCTCGTGGTGGAGTGCTTGCAAATAAAACACTTGTTCCTATTATTCCCTTAAGCCAAAGTATTGCAACCAGTCGCGTATTTGATAAAAACATTAAAAACGAAAATCTATATCAAACTGAAAAGTTTTATCCGGAGTATTTAACTTCAAAACCAGGTGTACCTAGTTCAGAGCTAGGCTCTTACCAACAGGCTGTTGCAAACAAAACAATCTTCCCCGAGGGTGATATACAAGCCCTCACAGTTACACCTGGTCCAAACTCTGCGCGTTTTGCACAAGATTATGCAGAAATCTTGGGAGATAAGCTAGGCAAAACAATCAATCAATTTGAAAGCTCAGAAGGATGGAACGCTGAAACAGCTAGACTTGGACGTAAAATAGATACATTATCTGCAAAAATACCAGGGCAAACTGCTGGTTATATTTGGGGAAACACAGGCGCGCCACAATATACTTATGCAGAAGGCAACTGGGGGCAAGGGCAAAGACTGGCCGGGACTAATCCTTCAATCTATGTGTCCCGCATTAATGCAGATCCTTCTAAAGAAGCAGAGTATTTATATACAGGAAGTATTAAAATAGATAACCCGGCTGACACTGAAAAAGATTATTTAACAGTAGACCCAAGGGCGCGGTTTAAACAATATGAAGAGTTGGGACCTGGCACCGGTCCTTCTTGGGGTCTTAGAAGTAGCGGAGATATGCATTTTAGAAAAGACTTGATTGGCGCAAGAGGAGAACTGACTACTGGCGATTTGCAAGCGTTACTTGCGGAACGTGGTTTGCCTTTTGTCTATCAAAGCAAGAAAGAAACACCTACAAAAGAAAGGTTTAGTTCAAATAAAAAACCAGGAGACATTCTACAAGAAAACTTAGAGGCACTTGCAAAAGCGGAAAACATAACAACGTCTCAAGCAATTGAACGTTTTGCGCGTCTTGTTCCAAATGTTGGAGAGCCTTCTACGCCTCCGACCGAAGCCATTGCAGGAAAAGTAAGTCGATTCCCTGCACAAGGACAAGGCATAAGCCCATCTGGTTCTTTTGCAAGTAAAACGGACTTGCGTCAGTTAGGTATTTTACCTCCTTCTGATAAAGCAAGTTACTCACCTTTTAAAGTAGACGAGTTTGATAAACTATTTAAATATGTATATCCTCGCTATAACGCAAGTAATATTCAAGAACTTGACACGTATTCAACACCAGTAGATCCTTTGGATCCTTTTGGAAAATCACAAGAAGGTGTAAGTAAACTCATTATTAATAGAGATAAATTGCGGCCACAAGCCGCAAACAAACTATTAGATAAAAGAGTTGCAAATTTAGTTGAACAATCAAAACCAATTCAAGGGTTAGGTTTAGGTGGCTTAGCTGCAGGTGCTATTGGAACCGCTATGGACCCTGCGGTAATTGACGCTTTAGCTCGTGGTGATTACCAGCAAGCAGGAACTACTGCTGCGGTTAACACAGCAGTTGGTTCTGCTGTTGGTGGAGGTACCGCTAAAGCATTGCAAGGTTTACGCGCGGCTGGATACGCCAGGCCTGCAGCTATTGTTGGTGGCGGACTACCTGTTGCTGCTGGAGCTCTTGCTGGACTTGGTATTATTGAAACCAGTGAGGCCTTGAACCGTGCATATAAAGGTCAAACAGGAAAGGATTGGATTACTCGTAACCAGCCCGCCAGTCCTAATTCAACTTATACAGGGCCTACACCAACTATTCAACCACGCATGGGAACGGCTATTCTCAACGGTAAGCCTGTTCAAGTACCCTATGGATCAGTGGCTGGTACTCGTACTGTAGGTCGCCCTTGGTGGGATAAAGCTGGATCTGGTTTCCAAAACTTACTAAACCGTTTCAACGCTGGCAGTATTATTGGACGTTAATTAACCCAGTGTTCTAACCTATGGCAGTTGCAGCATAGAGGAATACATTTCTTTATTTCCTCTTCGATGCGGCGCCAGCCGTATCCGTGATTAACCATATTTGATATGTTATGGTCCTTATCACCAACGTGGTGGAACTCAAGGACACGATGATCATTCAACCCACAGTGCTGGCAATTTAAAGTCTTCTTGTACTCAAGAAACTTTTGCCGATTGCGCTGGAGTTTTTCTTTGGAAGTTGGCACCAAAGCCAGGTACTACTATTCCAAAACTAACTGTAAATCCTGTTCACCTGTGGCTGTTGTCTCGTATATAAAATGGTTGGACGTCTCAATCATCCGTGAGTTCTCTACGCTGTACTCAGTCAAGTCAATCTCGTAGCCAGGGTTTTTTTCAATACGGTTCTTAAGCCAGGCGTCGTCGTACCAAATGACTCGGTTATTGGGATATGCATAGAAGTTGCCATCATCCATCCGGAAGAAATGCGCACACTTGTGCTCAGGTGTTTCGCTGAAGTTTGTATTAAGAGTTGATTTAGATTCCCATGACCAGTCAAGGGTGAACATGTAGATGCCGCCTTTCTTCTCCCCTTTGAAGTTGATCAGCTGCGCACGTAAATTTGAGAGGCGTGACCTAACCTGCACATCGATATACGGAGAGAAACAATCCCACCACATGCACTCATTTAATTCGGGCTTAGGGGCACCTGGCTTCCAGCAGAGAGCGTGGATTGGACGCCTTGTCCAGTTGACACCATTCTCCAGGAAGACTTCAAATAAAGGGACGCGCTTCTCCAGAGAGGCCACTGAGTGGACATCGCACAACGTCACCTCGCCATGGCCTTGTTTGTGGTTGTATAGGAACTCGTTTCGGATGTAACACGTAAACGTAGGCAGGTTGTGATTGAGGTAACTCATTTGATTTGCTTGAGTCTGCTCACTCTAAAGCACCTGGGTAGGATTCGAACCTACATCGCCCTGCAGCGCAGCAGCCGTACTATCCAATTGTCTCGGACCAGGCGAGCAACCGCGTTGGAATCGAACCAACTATCTAACTCCCTTGTCGGGGTGTCCTGCCACTGGACTACCGGTTGAGTGACCCCTCGGTTTGTGCGTCATTGATAACTGAGTGAGGATGCCTGCAAGCCCGTGCGCCCGGTGTAAAGCCGTCCTCGTTATCAAGCTAGGCATGAGGGGTGTTGTACGCAAACGCAACGACTGGAAATTTCCGGTCCATGCGCTGCGCCATACCAACAAAGCAGTATGGGTTGTGTGATGGACCAGGTGTGTCGCCTTCTAGGCTATGTGCCTAACGCGCACAGGGACCTGGCCTCTATCACTCAGAATTATAACAAAAAAATCTCGGTTGCTCAAGCCGAGATCTGAGACTAACTACTTACCGCCAATACCTACGGGACGAGACGTGTGTATTGAGCACTGAAAGTATAGCGCGATACCTTATTTCTTTTTGGCAGCGTCCGCTTTTTTCTTGGCGATCATCTCTTTAAACTTTTCGCGGGCTTCCGCTTGCTTATCAGTTGCGCCACCTTTGCCTTTGACAGGGGGAGCAGGCTTGCCTTTCACGGGAGGAGCGGCTTTACCTTTTGCGGGAGGCACAGCTTTCTTGGGGGGAATAGCTTTTTTCTTTTCCATGATGATCACGAATCTTTATTAAGTATACGTGAGTTATTTATCTTTATAACGTTTGGATGCACGGGCTGCTTTACCAGCTTTCTTTGCTGTTTCAGTGTTGGGTACAAATTGTTTTCCTTCTCTACTGCCAGCGCGTTTCTTACGGTCAGTCTCCTCACGTTCTTCTTTAGACAATGAGGCCCATGCTTTCTCTGGCAGGTAACGCTTGGTATATCCAGATTGAATTGCTTTGTCAGCCATCTTTATATCTCTTGGCTGCAGCTTTAGCCTTACCGCGTTTCTCGTACTCGTCTTTGGTCTGCCATTTTTCTTTGCCCCATTTCTCTAAAGATTTTTGGCTATCACCTTTACCGCCCTTGTACCCACCACCTGCATCTTCATACTTCTGAGCAACAAGCTGAGCCTTGCGTGCACTCCATTGGCCCGGCTTACCACCTTTAGATCCAGCCATTACACGATCTTTAATACTCTCGCGCAATTCCGGCTTGGAGTATTTGCTATCATCTTGTGCCATCAGAGGCTTTACTATTTCTTTCTTTTATTAGTTTAAGCCACTTACATGGTTTTGCATTAACAGCCCAATTGCTTGGAGGCTGGGGCATTACACTTTCCAGCTTCCAAAAGTAATCGGCAAGTCGATCTTCCTCTGAGTATTTAGCCAAAGGAAGTAGGAATGTCTTTGGGTTTACCAAATTTATCCATCAGCTCTTCCATTTGCTCCAGGGAGTCTAAGCGAATGAGAATTTCAGTCAAGCTGCTGATTACAACAGGATGTTCCGTGCGTGCAGCAAAGGCTAATGCCTCTCGCAAATTAACGGATGCATCATCAATAGCTTGCTTAACTTGATTAGATAAAGCCATTTGGGATTCGGTTGGTGCTTTAAGTATAAAGGTAATGGGCATTGGCTTTTAAATAAACTACATAACAAAAGCAGAGCTGTATCCATCGAGACCAATAGGGGCAGTTGCCATGAAGTCTTGAAGGATTTTCTTAATGTAATTCAAGTCGCTATCAATCAAGGTAGGGGAAGTACCAAGGAAAAATACGCGTTTCAGTACTTCGTATGCATTTGGATAATCTTTGGGATTGCCAAGATGCTTGTAAGCTGGATGCAGTAGTAGATTACCAGCAAAATAATTGCGCGTTTGAATACCATTCTTTTCGAGATACTGCTGAAGTGCATGCTTCACTTTAGGATTGTCACATACAATTGGCACACCAAACCATGACGTTTCAGCTTGTGGCTTTTCGTCAATCACACGTACTTCAGAAGGGAAGCCTTCAAAACATTCTTTGATAAAAGAATAATTATCACGACGTAAGTCGTGGATTTCATCAAACTTGCGTAATTGAACTTGACCAACTGCACCTTGCAGATCCAAAGGCTTTAGGTTGTAACCAATCTGGCTGAACACATACTTGTGGTCGACCACGCAATCGTAATCCTCGAGCCACTTATCAAACCGCTTGTTGCAACTGCCGTTGGCAAGCATGTTGCAAGCACCAACGCAATAGCAGTCGCGTCCCCACCAGGCAAACTGGCGAGCTAAACGAATGAGCTCTGGATTACCAGAAGACACCATGCCACCTTCAAGGGTAGTGATGTGGTGTGCAGGATAAAAAGAACAAGATGCAGCTACTGCATACTCTGTTAGGTACAGATCATTCCAGCGGGAACCTAGTGAATCGCAGTTATCAGCAATGAGCTTGACTTGACGGCGTTCACAAATATCGACCAGACGATCCATGTCATAGCTGTTCCCCAAAACAGGACTACTAAATACAGCCACCGTTTTGTCTGTGATTGCATCTTCAACCTCATCAAGGTCCCAGTTTAGATCACTCCAGGTGATGTCGACAAACTTGGGGGTCAGTCCATTTTGAATGATGGGGTTGACAGTAGTGGGGAAGCCAACAACACTGACAATAATTTCAGCGCCATCAGGCCATTCATAGTACGCCTTAAGGGCAGCAACCATGACAAGGTTAGCGGAACTACCGCTGTTGACCATCAAAGATTCTTTGAAGTTGAATCGTTTTGAAAACTGACGTTCAAACTTTTCAACCTCTTTACCGGCTGGGTACCAGACACCTTTCTCAAGCGTCTTGATAGCAGCCTCTACTTCTGCTCCATCAAAGTAGGGTCCGGAGTACAGAACTTTCGATTTAGACATAAATCTGTGATGCCTTGTTGGATGGCAATCTGTGGTTCAAATCCTAACCTAAAAAGACGGCCACAGTCCAAAGAAAATCTAATTGCTTGGTCATAGTCACAAGGAACATTGGAACGAAGGACACACGCTTTGGATTTAAGTAAGTCTTTGGCTTGGTCCAGGCAATCGCCTAGGCGTGTTGCAATGCCTGTGCCAATGTTGTACGTGGAGTTAAGGATGCCTTGCCTGCAGATCAAGTCAATGGCACGACAGGTATCCAAGATATGGATGTAGTCGCGAGATAAATTGATGTAAACATTAATATCCCGGTCCCACTTCAGTTGCCTAATCAGGTAATGCAAAGCATGGCGCCTGTAATCACCGTAACCATCATGGCCATAAACATTGCCTAGACGCAGGATGCGGTAGTTGATTCCATGGGCAGTGCAGTATGTGCGGCAAAGCTTCTCTGCGGCATACTTGGTGACGGAATAAAACCCTTTGGGATCGCAGATGGCTTCTTCATTGGGGCAGTTGTAACTAGAGCCGTAAACAAACCAACTGCTTACAAAGTTAAATGTCTTGATTCCAACACGACGGCATGCTTCCAGCCTGTGCAAAAGCTGCACAAGATTAGTATCTACGTCAACAAACGGATTTTCTTTGAACGTAGTGTTATCTGTTGTACTGATTAAGTACAGTACCTCGTCACCCAGGGGTTCAAGCTGGTTGCGTGGGATGTTATTGCAAGCGTACAAACCGTTGAAATAAGTGCCGATAATACCCGTCCCGCCGTAAAGACTCAAATCCATCGCTGTTGCTCGCTTCGTTTTGGATCATAGCTCCAGTGGGAGACTGGGGCTTTGCTGTTGAAAGGATGTTTGTATCGTTCGTTTCCAGGGAATCCTCCCCATTTTTCAAGGTAATACATTCCGTTGTTGTGGTATGTGACATTGTTTCGGTTTTTGAATTGCTCATTGCTGTGCAAGGTGCTGCTAACTTTGTGGTCAAAGGCCATCTGAAAGTAATCCCATGAGAGCCCAGTAAGTTCCATGCGATACCGATGATCATTGTCCTCGAAGTATGCGGGAAAAAAGTTTTCGTCCATTAGCCCAACCTTTTGAATTAGTTGGGGCTTAAATACCATAGCCGAATATCCACTCATTGTTTCGTCGCATAGAAACTGAGTGAATGGTTTGGTAAGACGCTCTGCCAGTTTGGCTAGCTCACCTGGGCGTGGATGCCAATCCACCGAAAAGATGCACCAATATGAACAGTCGGTATTCTGACGAACAATTTGATTGACGCTACCAGAGAAACCGACGTTCAAATTGTTTTGAAGTATTACAACTTCATCAATATGCTCAGGTTTGTCCTGTTTGATTTGTTCGATGGTGCCCCGCACTGCGGGGTACTTGCCCATAGAGTTATCAATGATGACATAACGTTTGAGGGGATGATCAATACTTGCAAAATGATTCCACAGATCATCGGCCCCGTTAAGGACCATGGTACCGATCATCTCAATGGGTGGTGCTTTGGACATCACAAGTCAACGCGTGTATAAATAATATCTTGATCTTTGAGCTTTTGCTCAACCTCGTCAGCTTCCGTAGTTTCTACGTCGATGACGGGAGCCTTGGCGACGTACTCAAACTCCTCTTCTAGGTAGAACCGGGTGAGGTTGCTGGTCATCAGTGAGAGCCAAAGATGATGTAGATATCAACAATGGTTAGCACGAGGATTGCGCCAAGGACTGTGCCAATAGAGATTTCAAACCCTTTCATGGGGAATTACACGCAGAACTATTTGAAATCTACAGCCAAACGGTTGGCAAATGCGCTATCTTATAAACAATATACAAAACCGTTAATGGTTGCTAAACTGGAATCAAGCGACCCATGGTCGCTGAAATATCAAGAGCAACCAGAGTTGATGCGGGAGCTGAACAGCCGCCCCGCCCGTATTACAATCAACGGAAAGCGACACTACCATACCCCGTTTGTAACAGGGCCGGCGCCCAGTGTAACTACAATTATTTCAGAGACAGCATCCGAAGCAAACAAACGGAAGCTGGAGATGTGGAGTAAGAACAATCCAGGCGTAAAGGAAGCTGCTGCCGAACGTGGAACTGCTATCCACTATGGCATGGAGTGCTACCTAAAAGGGGACAAGAACCCTGACATTGCTGAGGAGTACCAAGAATTTTGGGCTGGGATGCCAGGTATCCTCGATCAGTTTGACGAGGTGCTATGGGCAGAGACTCCTCTGCTGGACAAACATCAATTCACATTATCAGAAGATGGTATCGGCAGGGTGTGGGCCCACGATGATGAGGGCAGGGCTTGGGTTGGTTCGCCTGACATCATTGGTGTCGTAGGAAATAAACTGACGCTTGCCGACTTGAAGACCAGTGTCAAGCCATACAGTCGCAAGTGGCCCAAAGACCTGGAGAAAGGGTCGGTTGAATGGCGCGATCTCTTGGGAGGTCACATGAAATTCAAAAAGACCTGTAAGCAACTCGCTGCTTATGACCTAGGTATTGAGCAGACTCTTGGTATGCGGGTTCAGCAAGCAGCCATCTTGGTGTCGACACCTGTACGTACACAAGTCTTTAAGATCTCCAGGAAGTTTCTGGATTCCTTGAGGGGAGACTGGTTGAAAGTAGTAGAAGAGTACTACAAACAGATCGAACATTGCAATGTGTACGACCCTGATCTGATCTGAGCCATGCCCTGGAATACTGATAATCCCTTAGAACGACGCAAGCGCATCGCCTGGTCTGTTGCAACCTCGTCTTGTATTGAGACTGGTAGGGATCCAGTGGATTCCTACAATCAGATCATGAAAGAATGGGATGAAGAAATTAAGAAATCCCAGTCTGGGACTGAAGAGTCCAAGTAATCTATAGGATTATTTGAGGGCAGCGTGGATTGGTGCCCGTAGGATAATAAAAGTCTCATCTCCAACCCAATGGACATTCCCGTGGCCATTGGTGAGTGGATAAATACGCTCCGTAGCCTCATGGATAATGCGGCGGACGGGGACTGTTTTTGTCTGCCCACCGTTATGCATCTTCATGCATTTGTTGTGACAAAAGAAACGTACTACCCCACGCGAGACTTTAAAGTAGAACTCAAGGAACAGAAGCGAGCATGACCAGCAAGAACCAGCAGGCCCTCAAACCGGGCGAAATCAAGCTCGAATACATTCCTATCGACTGGCCGCTCACCCCCCTGGGCGCCAACAAAGACCCTTACACGACCGGCTGGCAAAACAAACCATTCAGCGTCCGTGAAATTGAAGAAGAAATCTTAAATGGAACTTGCAAAGCGATTGGCCTTCTTGGTGGGCCCGCCTATAACAATCCTTACGGCTTCGTATGGGTTGACGTTGACGGGCCAACTGTTTACGACCTCATCACTTCTATCTCCTCTCTGGAGTTCAATGAAGCTTTACCAAAAACGCTGACCATTCAAAGTGGTAAGCCTGGGCGCGAACGCAAACTGTACAAGTTGCCCCGCGACAAACAGAAGCATTTCATCCGTAACAAATACACTTGGCACGCTGAAGGAAATAAAGAGAAGCTTGAGATCCTTTGGTGTAAGCACCAAGGCGTGTTAATGGGTCTGCACCCTGAGACGGATGGGTACTTTACTGCGCCTGATCAAGGGTTTGAGTGGGTGGATAGCCTGCCTGATTTCCCTGACTGGTTACTGACTGAGATCATTAATAAAAATGTCAAGCAGGGAGTTCCGGCCCAGGAAACTACTAGGGTTGTTGGTCCTGGTTTTGTGGTGCAGTCCAAGGTTGACCTGGAACGCGACATGCAGCTGGCTGTGGAGGCAACATGGGGGATGCCTCCGGAAGCTGCAGATGATTACGACATCTGGATTACGGTCGGCCAGACGCTCCATTCATTGGATGAATCCCTGTTGGATGAATGGGACGAATGGTCTAAGCAATCAGAAAAATACCGTGATGGTGAGTGCCAAAAACGGTGGCGCTCCTTCAGTAAAGGGGGTGGTCGTGGTCTTGGCTCTCTGATTCATGTGGCTCGTGAGCAGGGTTGGAAGCCTTCTCAGGACTATAAGGCGATGAATGTTGATGATGCGACACTTGAACATGTGTCCACTCTGTTGGAATCGATTGAACCGGACTTGGAAGTAATGGCACTACTTGAAGAAACTGCTCCTGCTGTAGGTAAGAAGCCGACTCGGAAACCGAGGCAGCAGCGTCAACTGGAGACTGAAAAAACGGAAAAACAAGGCAAAGACCAACAAGTACGGAACGCATCATCTGATGTGATTGCGGATATGCTCTTGCAAATGTACCAGGGGAACCTGCTGTATAGCTTGGTGCACGGGCAATTTTTCATGTATCAGCACGAAGGGCCTGGTCTTTGGTCACCGTTAAGCAAGATTGAAATGTATGGCGATATCCGTGCCAAGTTGAAGGCAATGCCTGATCTGGTCAAAACTGGTTTCAACTCTAAAATGATGGGTGACATGTATGAGCACCTACAATCCACGCTTTACTTCAAAGATTGGTACGACGGCGGCAGCTACTTGCTGTTCTTAAATGGTGTCCTGGACGTGGACACAAAAGAACTGTTGCCTTTTACAAGGGATTTTTATCTGACCCAGCAGATGCCCTATGAGTACAACCCTGCCGCCACATGTGAAGATATTATTAAATGGCTGAAGCATACGCAGCACGATAGCTGGGAGCGTACGCAAGTCCTGCGGGCATGGCTGCGGGCAACACTTCTGGGACGTTACGAAATTCAAAAGTTTGTTGAGATCGTCGGCCCAGGTAAATCTGGTAAATCAACTTATGCAAACCTGGCCGTGGCATTAGTTGGACGCAAGAACGTTTATTCAACAGACTTTGAAAATCTGGAGAAAAACCGTTTTGAAGCCGCAAGCTACATGGGCAAAAAGCTGCTGCTGTTCCAAGATGCAGACCGTTGGGGTGGCTCCGTATCACGGCTAAAGGCAATCACTGGTAATGACTGGATTCGTTCTGAGCGCAAGTATCAAAATGAGAATCAAGAGCCATTCCAGTTCAAGGGTGTTGTCATCGTTACTGCCAACGAGGCAATTCAAACCACCGACTACACATCTGGTTTGTCACGTCGTCGTCTCACCATTCCTTTTGACCGCCCCTTCCAGGGCGGGCCTAATGAACAAAAAGAATTGATTAAGTTCAATTCCAAAGGTGATCCGCAGGGTGAGTTTGCTCACTTGCTGCCCGGATTGGTGAACTGGCTGCTGGATATGAATGAAGAAGATATGCGTGACTACTTGATGGATACGTCAAACAAGGTGCCGTTCTTCAAAAAGTTCAGCAAGATGCAGACCCTACGGTCTAACCCAATCCTGGACTGGATGGAACATAAAGTTGTGTTTGATGTAAACGTCAGTACTGCTGTTGGATTTACCAGGAGTGCACCGGCGGGGCTTACTAATTTTTATGCCAACAAAGACAAATGGTTGTATGCCAGCTATGCAGAGTTCTGTCGTAACTGCAACGTTGGCATCATGTCGCGCTGTCGTTTTGAACCCCTATTTATTGACATCTGCACTCACCAATTGGGAATCAATGTATACTGCAAACGCAATACCAGGGGCATGCGTGTAATCAATGTGGCAGTGCGAGAGTCCAGCTCGAAATACGAAAGCTGGCCTTCCATTGTAGAAGTCGCATCTGATAAAGAAAAGTACAAAGAATTCTACGGTGTAGATCTAAAGGCAGATGGTAGTGCGACAATGGAGGATGAGCTTGAATTAGAAGATGTCTAATGGCCGCCACTTAATCCTGGATCTCTACGACTGTGACGCGGAGATCCTGGATGATTACGCCCAACTACAGGAGTTGTTAGAAACAGCGCTCCGAATGTCTAATGCGACAATTCTTAGGATTATTGGCGAACAATTTAAACCACAAGGTGTAACGCTACTAGCATTGCTGGCAGAGTCACATGCATCTATCCATACATGGCCCGAAATTGGATATGCAGCAATTGATTTGTATACCTGCGGGGATACAACTAATACGCATAAAGCGGCTGAATTTTTAAAAACAAAACTCAAAGCAAAAACTGCGGAAAAACGTGAGCTTTGCAGGTCAATAACTCCTTCAACTTCTGTATAGTTATTTGAGAGTATCTCAAATTAATGAGTAAAAAACCTAAGCTTCTTTGGTGTGGTGACATTGTTGCTATGACGGGATTTGCCCGTGTCACAGAAAATGTCCTTAGTCGACTAAAAGATAAGTACGAAATTGTGGTCTTGGGTCACAACTGGTGGGGTGATCCAACACCCCTGCAAGACGACTACAAAATGTATCCGTCTTCTAATCGGTTCCAACAAGCACCGTTTGGAGAAGAGCGCATTTGCGAAGTTGTAGAGCGCGAACGTCCGGATATTGTTTTCACAATGAATGACATTTGGATTATCAATGAACAATACAAACGTATTGCCGATTTAAAAAAAAATATTGGCTTTAAGTTTGTGGGGTATTTCCCCATGGATAGCTACGGCTGGCATGGTGCTCTAGCAGATACTGCTAATGAATGGGATAGTGCAATCTGCTACACGGAATTTGGTGCACTTGAAGCAATTAAAGGGGGCGTTGAACGTCCAATCACTGTGATTCCCCACGGTGTCACCACGGGTCAATTCGCACCCAAGTCAAAAGCAGAAGCGCGTAAACGGCTGGGCCTGCGCGAGGATATCTTTATTGTGTTTAACGGAAATCGAAATCAATTCCGCAAGCGCATTGATATCACGATTGCTGCTTTCGCACGGTTTGCGGTGGGTCGTCCAGATGTTCAACTGTATCTCCACATGGGATTGAAAGATCAAGGGTGGGATGTAATGCCAGTCTTTGGTCGGGAAATGATGCGTAATGGGTTAGATCCAAACGGTCGCATTATTATGACCACAAACACGCAATCGCCGCCAAACGTAAACGTTGAGATGCTAAATGACATCTATAACGCAGTTGATGTAGGCGTCAACACTTGCAAAGGCGAAGGCTGGGGACTTGTTAACTTTGAACATGCCGCATGCAAAGTGGCTCAAGTAGTGCCAGACCACACGTCTTGTAAAGAAATTTTTGATGGCTACGGCAAATTGATCCGTTGCGATCACGTAGACGTAGATACAAACTACGGTCGGGAGATGCCATGCCCCTCCGTAGAGCATCTAACTGAAATCCTGGTGGAGCTGTACGAGAACCGTAACGAGCTGGATGCCGTGGCGCAAGCCTGTTACGAGAGGGCTACTGACGAAGCATTTGACTGGGATACGGTCGCCTCTCAATTTGATGAGGCGTTCCAAGAGGTGCTGGGAGAAGAAGCCGCAGACAAAGAAAACGTCAAGAAAAAAAACAAAAAGAAAAAAGGGTCCAAAGCGTTTACTCCCGTTTGAGACTCAAGGTGAGTTAAAAGGCCCTGCTTTGGCGGGGCTTTCTTTTTGTGACAACAATCTCAAGATGAGACCAGGGTAAGACGGAGTAACTCTGCAGGGTATATTTGTACTACAGCAAATACTGAAGGCTAAAAAGCATTGGTACAACTGGTGTCTCAAGGCGAGACCAAGGTGTCGGTGCAGAGATTGCGGGAAAAACAGACAATACCCCCCACTTTCAAACCCTTCTAGGACAAATCACAAAACCAGGAATCTTTGTGATTTAACCTATATAAAGATTAAAGTAGGGGGTATTGTCTGAAAAAGGCCCAAAGTCTGCACATGGCACGGAATTACAAGCCCTTTCCCGAGCTTTGGTGGCTCCGCAAACGTCTCAAGCTCTCTTCCAAGACTCCTTCTGGACTGGAATGGTGCATGGCCCACAGGCATCGGAGGGTTGGAGACCCTGCTGGCACCTATGACCCCATCACAGGCTTCTACAAGGTTTGCGTTAACGGAGATCGATACCTGGCCCACAGGCTCGTCTGGTACCTCCAGACGGGCAAGGAACCCACTGGTGGGGACGTGATCCATGCGGAGTCAAACCCAGAGAAAGACAACCGCCTGGAACTGACCTTGTCTACTGCGTATCAAAAGAAACGCACACCAGGACCGACTGTTTACAACTACTGTCCCAAATCTGAACTCTTCTGACCATGGCCCGTCTTATTGCAAGCACCACTGAGATTCCTCAGTTTCGTTATTTGGAAAATATTCACAATCTCAGTAATGAGATTCTTGAGTCTCACGGTTACTATCGGGGCTACCCCTGTGCTCACGGTCATCTCATCCGAGACTCATCCAAACACTGGTGTTACGAATGTGTTCACAAAATCCTCAGTAATGTTTGCGGCTTTGACGTGAGCTACCTACATGCGGACTACAAAGCCAAGTACGCAAACCTTTGGAACACAGTCACGGTCAACTCTCCCCAGGAATGCTGGCCGATCACTGGCAGCGGCGACAAAACGCCCAAGCGCATTTGCTTGCCCTCCTATCGTTCAGGTTATAGCAAGCAAAAATCTGAAAATCTAAACATGCATAAAGCTGTATACCAATGTGCATGGGGAGATGTTGGGTCTATGCCCGTTACCAGACTGTGTGGAAACAAAGCTTGTTGTAACCCACTTCACTTGGTTTCCAGCTGGAATCGCAACATGCCACCACAAACTATCTCACCGTTTGAAACCAAATTCAACGCAGAGCGTTTGATGCTTTTTAATCGTCGTCTTCTAAACCATAAAACAATTGATCCAGTCTTAAAACAAAATTACAAAATGGCCATAACAGACCCTTTGTATGTTAAAGAACCCCCCGAGTACAATGAATAAAACGATAATATTTATATTGAATGACACGCTCATCTCAGTCTCAACGGCAAAGAACGCGTCAGAATCCATTACTTCTTGGAAGTTTTAACCAAACTTCACTTCGTTATTTGACAGGCTCATTAGGGCCTGTCAATAAAGTTGTCGGCCGTGCAGATACAAATCAATATTCAAACGGTGGCTTTGGTGGAGGGACGTACAACCACTGGTTTCAAATAAACTTGGAAGTTCCTGCGTGGATTGTTACACGTAAAGGAGATCCTCGTCCTAACTATATCCAAGTTTCTGCGTACGATTTAAATTTAACGCCCATTCAAGGGCGCATGATTTTCCAAGCGGATAGTGAATTAGCTACCTCATTAGATGGAAATCCATACTATCCCTATCTAGGAAATGTTATGGGTGCAGGTTCTAACCTGTACAACGAATTTAACAGATATTCAATCGATAAAGGCAATGATCTTTATTTTGCCTTGCAACCTGGCAGTTATTTAATTTGTGTTTCAAGCACACGCAACGAACAACTTGATTACAGTCTTGGAATTGTTGTTGAAATATCAACAACTGAAATGTTTATCCTTTTAGAGGATACTGATGGAGACTTTTTAGTACAAGAAAATCAAATCAACACAGGAACCACTATTGTTATTGGTCCTCTTTTTGATGTAAACTACACAATACCACCTGGATTCAACGGCTTTACTTTTACAGAAGCTACTATTGCTGATGGAGTCACCGTTACAATTTCAGAAAATTCAGTGTGGTTAATTGGCTTCGATACTCCAGAGGCGCCTAAGGATAAATTTATTATTGAACCTTCGGAGTCTTACGATTATAATTCTGTTCATGAACATTCTCGAATTGAATGGACCGAGGCTTGGCAACGTGAAAGAAGCCCAGGAGATGCTTTGCCCGAAATCTTTAGTCCTTTAATTACCAGGCCATGATGCGTTTTTATAATTGGCTTATCTGTAAGCTGTTTAAACGTTGTCAAATCAACGTACCTAGCACTCATACAAATTTTGAAATATACTGTGAGCAAAATCCCTGGGCTAGGGAATGTCGTATTTACGAGGATTAATGAATGATCCCCAAAAGAAAATCAAAGATATTTACGAAAGCTATAGCAAATGGTTATTGGCTTCAGATGAGACTGACGCCATGGCTAGATATCAACAACGGATACGTGTGGCTTGCAAGCTTAGCAATCAGCAAAAGCCGCAGGCAACTAAACGACTGGGCCAAGCTTCGCAAAAACAAACGGGTGCGTCAGTTGAATTTATCTATGACAGGTAAAGAAGGACCAAGGACATTAGCTATTGGCTTACGCAAGGTAAAAGAATGGCTACAAGAAATTGAAATTAACGACGTAATTTGCCTGCGTTGTGCATCAGTCAAACCAGAAAAACAAGCACGTATGTATTACGGCTGGTTTTCTAAACACGAAGATTTTGTTTGGAATTACGATCCAAACGAACGTAGCTTTATGCTTATGAGAAAACTATAGATAGAATGATAAAAATTAGACAGGACCATGGAACACCTTAACAAGTACTTTGAAGTTGCTCTTGCCATCCATGCGGCATGTTCAGCAATTTGCGCTTTAACACCAACTCCTAAAGATGATCGAGTTGCGCGTAAGTTGTACAAGTTAATTGAAATTGGTGGTTTAGTGATTGGTCGCGCCAAGCAACGCTGATCAATTAGGCAACACCTGAGTCCAGAACACAACACCATTGTTGTCTTCCACCCATTTTTTAGTTGCGTAAGCCTCTTCTTTGCTGAGGGTTACGCATTTTTTTTCGTCGCCAACTTCCCAACACATGTTGACGCGAATTTTTAAATTTTTATTACGTTTCACTTTGATACAATAATTGCCCAACCTGTGTTGTTACCGTCGCACTCCCAACGACGCAGCCAATTTTTACGGCTGTATTTTACATCTTTGCCACGCGCAGCAGAGTTACTGACGTACCCTCCATTCACCATATTTGCCTCACCATTTGGATCGTTGTGCACAAAGTAATCAGCTGCAAAACCAACGCAACAGGTCCAGTGCCCGCCACCAGCAGGATAGTTTACATTGCCCTGATGCAACCAGCCAACAGCCACTGGCTTTCCGTTGCGAATTTCATTTTCTAGTAATGCGGCATTACCGTTTGTAATAAAAGTCGCTTTAAGTCCCAAGGATCGCAGAGCTGCTAGCTGAGCGTCTTTATCCGTAGTGTCTCCGTACTTAGCGCGAATTTTATTGTACTCATCATCAGATTTGACTTTGCCGTAGTAAGCCGAAATCATTGCGCAACTCGACGAAAAACATTCGCGGTATCCTGTACCAGATTGGTTGTCAAGCTGATAAAAATAAGGCACGGACAAAGTTTTAGACGTTGTCGCATCTGCTGTACTGCCACCTGGTGCACCAAGTTGCTTATCCATGATCTGGATTAATTTTGTTGCATAGCCGGGATCTGTAGCGTAACCTTCGGCAACCAATAAATTGGCGCAATTATTCCTGCTTGTGGCCCGATTAACACCTTTGTATGTACCGTAGTCTTTGTACCACCGATCAACTAAGTAGCAAGTGCAGGTGTAAAGATCTGGAAAGTCAATAAACCCAGCTTTAATTGTTACCCATTGACCGTTAATAAATTCCTGAGTATTAACTGTTGTACCAGATCCTTTAAGGCCGTAGTAGTTATACGTGCCCGAAGTATCTTTGCCCCAGTTTGACTCCAGGGCCCATTGGGCAGCTACACATTCCGGATATTTTGCGCCTGCTTCCTTTGCGGCAGCAAGAACACCTTCCCATGTATTTGCATATTTAACAGGTGCCGTTGGCGAAGTCCGGTATTTGATTGCAAATTTTTCTAAAATTTCAGAATCAATTTGTGTTTGCAGCCAGTTCCAAGAGTCAATCTGATGTTGCTCTTTTTTGAAATATTCAGCTGCCTCCGTTAATTTGATTGACATTTTCTAACACTTTTTTAAAATCTCCTTTATACACTTTAGGTCCAATGTGCATACAAGTAGATGCAGTGCTAACCCAAATCTCGTAACCAAGTCTTTTAATTTTATTGCACAAATACACGTCTTCTCCCATAAAATTCTCATTCATAAAATCGTATTGACAAATGTTGTACAACGCATTTCCCCGAAACATTGTCTGGTTACTGTTGTTAGCAAGATCTTTTAATACTTTTTTGCTTAACTTCAAACAACTAGTGCTTACCCAATCGACAGTCAAATACCCATCTTTGATTTCAAAATTTTCTTTTGGTTTAATATCGTAACTTTCAATGTCAGTTTTTTTAACCGTTGGGATTGCAACAACGTCAAAAGTATCTGTGACAACTGAGATAAAAGCCTGTGGATCGCAATAAACATCTGAATCAATAAAAACGAGAGAGTCAAAATCTCCTTCAATAGCCGCCGTTAAAATTTGGTTGCGAGCCATTGGTAAAATGCTTTCATACGACAGCAAAATAATATTTACATCAATGTTGTTTAACAAACTTTGTTTGCCAATTTCATGTAGAGCGTACGAGTACCAGGCATCAACTCGTCCGTCTAATGCCGGAGTACCAATTAAAACACGTCTTGGTTTGTTTTTATTTTTTTGAGTAACTGCTGCCATTGGGATAATCTTTTTTGCCATGTCCAATTCTTGTTGTAAAACGTTGTCTGTTCCGTAAGTATAGCTTGGTTTCCAGGGTACCAGTAATTGTCGATCACTCTGCTCAGTACCTTGGCATAATTATGAGCAAGCCTTTCGTGGTTGTTGTCATAAGTTACAAATTCAGCGTATTCACCACACGTTTCAAATAAAGCACCATAGTTTGTTACGACTGCTTGACAACCAGCGCACATTGCTTCAATTGCTGAAATACAAGAAGTCTCTTCAAAAACACTTGGATACGCAAAAATATGCGCATCTTGCAAAGCGGCGCGGATTTTGTCATTTGAAGCATAACCCATGACATTAATCCCAGGCGTATTGCGTAAATTTTCAAATAAAGAATCAAACTTTCCTTCTACAGATTTTGCAAAAGCTGGGCCATAAATAGTTGTAGATGAATAAACATCTAGTTCAATATCGTTCCGATTTAATATTTGAAAAGCACGTAGCAATACATGCAACCCTCGCCATGGAGTAGACGTGTAGATAAGCTTTAGCTTTTCCTTTGGTTTTGGCTTTACCTCAAAAGAAGTGGTTGCATTTTTGATTACAGTAGATTTCCAAGGCGGCGTATTTAATTTTTCTCTAAATTTTTCATAGCACCAGTGGGAGTCATAAATGAAACAATCAATGGCGTCTACAAAAGAAGGGCTCCGCATTCCCTGCACATTTTCCTGGTCATAGCTTAACTCTTGTAATAAAATATTCTTTTTGCCAGGTACAATTAATTCAGGCTTGCAAACAGATACAATCAAGTTGATTCCAGTGAAATCCAGGTTCTGCCTAAGTGTTTCGACCAGGATTTCTGTTCCGCCTTTAGGTTGCTTAGGTGTCACACTCGAACAGGAAATCAACCTGTAGTAATTGATTGCTTTGATCATAAAGCACATCAATAACATCGCGTAAGTTATAGCCTTTTTTATTAAGGTATGAAATCACTTCTCCAGCCAGGGGTGCCCCTTGATTGTATTGCTGTACTGATGTTTCAAGAAGTAAATAAGTAGGCTTGGTCTCGGCCAAGTATTTTTTACCTCCTTTTAAAATATCAAGCTCGGCTCCTTGTACATCAAGTTTAATTAAATCAAACGAAGGGAAATGCAAATCATCTAATGCATAACACCATTTTTTAATCACCAAGGGTTCTTGGTAATGAATCGTATTTTCTTTATAGATAGAACTGCCAGTTGTACAACAATTTTCTGGCAGTGTGTAAAAATCTACCTGCTTAGTTTTACGCCCAAGCAGATAAAAATCTGTGTCAAATGTTTCAAGAAATGAAGCCTGCCTTTCGTCGCCTTCAATGCATTTAATTTTTGCAGTAGGAAAAACTTCTTGGATTACCCGCGCGAAATCACCCCTATACGCTCCAACATCTAAAACATTCTTTATCGGACGCTTTAAATGCTGGAGCCTCTGCTTAAATCGATTCACCGTAAATACTTCAGCTCAGCGAAGTAATGTCAAAATCAGTAACTTTATTTTCGGTGGGCGCACTGGTCATGCTGCCGTAAAAACTATCAAACACCATATCCAAATGTACGGTATTGCAAAGGCCCAGCAACTCAGCTTTTGTAAAATCGCTAGGCTCTTTATCTAAATACTCAACATCAACCTCGCGGCTAAAATCTTTAGTTAAACCACCACAAGAATAAACAACAGTTAAATCCCATTTTTTAACTTTACCGTTGGTTTTAACAGTGGGGATTGCTTTAGAAAGAGCCTTGGTTGCCCCAATCGCATTAATAAAAGCCATTGCGAAAAAACTTACTAAATGTATTATAACAGTTTTTTTGTTTTACTTTATGTTGTTTTCTAAGAACGCAACACGTTCGGAAAGTTCTTGCACGGCCTTGACCAGGATTGGATACGTTTTCATGGGATCAGCCTCCCAGATTTCTGGATTGTCTTTGTGAACAAGCCGTGTATATTCCCTGCAATCAAAAGTTTCTTCAACTTGATCCAGCTCCTGGGCAATAAAACCAAAGTCTTTTCTTCCTTTTCTTGACCCATCTCTAGTAGCCCAATCAAATTGAACAGGGCGAAGCGCTTGGATAAACGTTACACCATAAGGCAGGTCTTTAATATTTGTTTTATCACGCCGATCAGACAATGTAGAAATTGTTGTGTCAGCACAACGCAAGTTGACAATATCTGCGTTTCCAAGGGTAAATTCACCCGTAACAGTTGCCGCAGAAGCCTGAGCGTTATTTCCTAAACATGTGTTGTTTACACCGGTTGTAAGTGTGTTACCCGCCAGGCTCCCAACCGCCGTATTTCCAGAAGCAATAGTGTTAGAGCCAAGAGCATCAGAGCCGATGGCAACGTTGCTAATGCCTGTTGTATTAACATCAAGGGCCGCGTTACCAATTGCGACATTATTTGTACCAACAGTATTGGCTCCCAATGCATTGACGCCAATACCAATGTTTTGTATGCCTGTTGTATTGGCATCAACTGCACTATTACCAAGTGCAATATTGTTGACTCCAATTGTATTGACAAGAAGTGCAGATGGACCAATGCCAATATTACTGCCACCAGTGGTCACGCCACTAAGCGCATTAGTGCCAATCGCAATATTGTTAATAGCAGTGGTAGCAGTAAATAATGCGCTCTTGCCAATTGCAATATTATCAGTACCGGATGAATTAGTGTTTAAAGCCTCAGCGCCTATGGCAATATTATTACTTCCGGTGGTGTTCGAGTCGAGGGTTGTATTGCCTAAGGCAACATTACCACTTCCAATAGTATTAGCAAGCAATGTATTATTGCCAAGTGCAATATTATTATTTCCCGTTGTATTAGCACCCAAGGCATTAAGGCCAATGCCAATATTGTTAATGCCAATGGTATTTGCATCAACTGCACTACTGCCAATCGCAATATTGTTGGTGCCTGTAGTATTGCCAAGTAGTGCGTTACTTCCAATACCTACGTTACCGCTACCAATTGAGTTAGCGCCTAAAGCAGAAAATCCAATTCCAATATTAGCGGTACCTGTACTGTTTGCGTCTAAGACAGCCGTGCCGATAGCGATATTGTTAACGCCTGTTGTATTAACAAGTAACGCATTTCTTCCAATTCCAATGTTGTCACTAGCAACTGTATTGGCGCTTAACGCATTAAATCCAATAGCAATGTTACTGGCACCGGTCGTATTAACATTTAACGAGCTGTTTCCAATGGCAACGTTAGTGTTAGCAGTGGTATTTGTTCCAAGGGCATTAGCGCCAATGGCAATATTTCCGCTACCGATAGTATTACTGGTAAGCGCATTAACGCCCACACCAATATTAAAGTTGCCTGTTGTATTGTCATCTAAAACAAAAGAGCCAATAGCAATGTTGCCACTGCCTATGGTATTAGCGAACAAACTAGTATGACCAACTGCCGTATTATCATTTGCAGTAGTACTAGTCGTTAAAACCTGGTCGCCTATTCCTATATTTCTAGAGCCTGTCGTATTAAAATACACCGACTCTGTACCGAGGGCAATATTGGATATTCCAGTTGTATTGTTGTTAAGAGCAAAATAGCCAATTGCTGTATTCCTGCCACTTAGCGCATAAGTTAATGCATACGAACCTATGGCAAGGTTCTTATCTACTGTAACAGAACTTGCTATAGCACCATTACCAATTGCAAGATTGCCAGCTCCCTCTGTATTGCTAGAGAGGGTATTATGACCAATGGCTATATTTTCAATACCAGTTGAATTATTGACTAACGAACTGTTTCCAATTGCAATAAGGAATGACGCCGCGTTAAAAGTTAAACTATTGTACCCAATTCCAATTACATCTGTTGTTTGTGTAATACCGCCTACTATGGCACTACATCCAATACCAGTATTTCTAGAGCCTGTCGTAATACCGTAACCAGCACTAAGGCCAATTGCAATATTATCAGAGCCCGTAGTATTAAAGTAAAGGGCGTTTGTACCAATAGCGGTTATACCAGCTGCTGATGTAGAACTGTAAGCTGCATTAAAACCAATTGCAGTTATAGGACCGCCTGTTGTATGGTTTTCTCCTGCAGTATGTCCAACCGCAACACTGCCCGCATCAAGTGCATATTTTAAAGCAGCGTGTCCTACTCCAACGTTATAAGCGGTGCCTGCTGCCGCCAACTCCATGGCTAGATGGCCAACTGCAACACTTTGATAAGACTCTGTTGCGCTTGCAAGGGCGCGATATCCAATAGCGACGTTACCGTCTCCGGTGGTATTTGCGCTAAGTGTTTCGTGCCCAACTGCAACATTAAAAGAGCCGGATGTACAGCCACTTAAACTACTAATACCAACACCAACACTAGAAGAGCCTGTCGTAATTGCATTTCCAGCGTTTAATCCAAAAAACACATTATTGGGATTTGTGTTTTTAAAGTTTTGACCTGTAATTGTAGTAAATGTACCGGTTGTAAAAGATGCCGTAGTGCCTTGAGTAGTGGTCCCAGTTAAAGAAGTAAATGTACCTGTAGTACCTACTACAGTTAAACCGCTGACACGAGTAGAAAATGTGCCAGTAGTAAAGTTTGCGTTTGTACCTGTTGTTGTAATACCAGTTAAAGCAGTAAATGTGCCCGTAGTGCCAACTACGGTTAAACCACTGACGCGGGTAGAAAACGTACCTGTTGTGAAGTTTGCGTTTGTACCTGTTGTTGTGGTTCCGGTTAAAGCAGTAAATGTGCCCGTAGTGCCAACTACGGTTAAACCACTGACGCGGGTAGAAAACGTACCTGTTGTGAAGTTTGCGTTTGTACCTGTTGTTGTGGTTCCGGTTAAGGAAGTAAATGTGCCAGTCGTACCTACTACAGTTAAACCACTGACGCGAGTGGAGAATGTACCAGTAGTAAAGTTTGCGTTTGTACCTGTTGTTGTAGTACCAGTTAAAGCAGTAAATGTACCTGTGGTACCAAGAACGGTTGTACCGCTTACTTGAGCATCAAAAGTTCCAGATACACCATTAATATTGCTTCCAAGAATTGTATTTCCGGTAATAGTAGCGCCCGAAAGCTGCGTTGTAAAATTACCGCTTACAAAATTAGCAGTAATTCCCGTTACGGTTATTCCAGTAACCGTGGTAAATCCTGCGGTGTTACCCGTAATTGCTGCACCAGAAATTTGAGTTGTGAAATTACCGCTTACAAAATTGGCAGTAGTTCCTGTTGTTGTAGTCCCTGTTAAAGAAGTGAATGTGCCAGTTGCAAAATTTGCTGTACTGCCTTGAGCGGTAGTTCCTGTTAAAGAAGTAAATGTACCAGTAGTAAAAGATGCTGTAGTGCCTTGAGTAGTAGTCCCCGTTAAAGAAGTAAATGTACCAGTCGTACCAACTACGGTTAAACCGCTGACACTGGTAGAAAATGTACCTGTTGTGAAGTTTGCGTTTGTACCTGTTGTCGTAGTCCCCGTTAAAGAAACAAAATTACCGGTTGCAAAATTTGCCGTAATACCTGTAACGGTTACTCCCGTAATTGTTGTAAAGCCTGCGGTGTTGCCTGTTAAAGTACTGAATTCACCGGCATCACCTGTTATAGTTGCGCCCGAAAGCCGTGTTGTAAAGTTGCCAGATGCTGCATTAACAGTTATGCCTGTAATGGTAACGCCAGTTACTGTGGTAAAACCTGCGGTATCGCCAGTTATAACTGCGCCCGAAAGCCGTGTTGCAAAGTTACCAGATACCGCATTAACCGTAGTACCCGTAACGGTTGTTCCTGTAATTGTTGTGAAACCTGCGGTGTTGCCTGTTAGCGTGTCAAATACACCAGCATTGCCAGTTACAGTTGCACCTGAAAGCCGCGCAGTAAAAACACCGGACTGTGCATTAATAGTTGTACCTGTAACGGTTGTGCCAGTTATTGTTGTGAAACCTGCGGTGTTTCCTGTTAACGTGCCAAATGCACCGGCGTTGCCAGTAACCAAAGCACCAGAAACAGTTGTAGTGCCAACAACAACAGCACCTTGAATCGTGCCGGTAACGGTAATATTACCAGAAATATTTGTGACAATACCGGAAACGGTGATTGTCTTGTCAACACCACTACTGGTAAATGTGATGTTATCAACCTTAAGAGTTCCGTATGCCATTGTATTTCAGGATTTATTTACCAAGAAGAAAGTCCGGTTCGCTTCCAAGTGTTTGTTGCAATACAAACATAAATGTAATTTGCATCCCAGCAAATTTCTCCTTTTGTCCCAGGAGTTGTTGCAGTTGCAATTGTTTTTTCGGCGCCTATGCTCGCCTTGGCATAGTATTGATTTAAATAGTCCTTTAGTTGTACAAAGGTAATTTTTTTATTGCGTAAAGTTGGGTCCACTTCAAACACATGGACCAAAGTCAGTAAATCTTGCTCGTTAATGTCTAGTCCATTAATGGCAGGAAGCTCTGTAATGCGTCTATTCGCCACCCATTTTTACCGCAATTCCTCATTTAATTATAAGTTGCTTTATTCAACGCACTTTAATCTCAACGCGAGGCAAAACATTACTTGCAATGTTCCAGGACCACTGGACACCGGTAACAATTCCACAAGCAAGCAAAAGCGTTAATAGAATTTCAGCAACAGTTAAATTGCGTTTTACATAAACAATTTGAGGTAATTGTTGTTGATCCTGCATGGCGGCGCGTTGGGCAATGGTTTGTTGTACAGCAAGCTCCCGGGCCCGTGCTTTCATTTCAGCAATCATCCCTGCTGTGATTTGACCTTCTACTGCCGGTTGACTTGGCACTTGGCTGGGGGGAATTTGATCTTCCATGATCGCAAATTATTTTCCTATAGATTAGCATTTAAACAGAAGATATGTTGGTATGCAGTACGGACTACGTAAAAGCCTTGAAGACATTGCCAAAGAATTAAAGGGTATAAGAAATATCCTTGCATCTATGTGGCATGCACGCTATGCCAATGAAGAAACTGACATAGTCAATCCAGAGGCTTTTGCCGATGAGTACGTATCGACAGAAGAATGTGCCCAACGACTTGGGATCTCTGACCAAACCATTAGAAATTGGATTTCTTCCGGCAAAAAAAACCCAGGTAAAGGCTGGACTGAGGGCATCCACTATGTCAATGTCACTCCAGATCCTGCCAAAAAAGCGGTTATTCGAATTCCGTGGAATCAATTAGTAGCTTCATTTGCCAAAAATAAAGAAGTTACTCAGCTTGATTTCAGAAGAACTGATATGTATACGCTTGTTGATCGGGGGCCGTTACCTTGAGAACACATCGTTTAGAGGGAGTTGACATTGATTCCATCACCATTAAGAACCATGAAGCCTTGCTGCCTTCTTCTGTGGTGTTGCAAGTAAATGATTTTTTACCGCCCAGTGGCTCGTTTGATGATAAATGCCTTAGGCGTTACCTGGAAATCATCAGGAACTACGAAGAGGAAGATGCCAATTCCAATATGACATTGGCAAATCGATTGCGTTTGGCATTCAAAAACATGCAACCAGATACAATCTGTGGTAAATTTCCGTTAGCAGAATTGCCCCTTAAACGTCGCTTGCGTTGTGTAGCCGAATATTTGATTCGGTCAGGTGAATTTGATAAGCTAAGGGATGAAAGGGGCAAGCTTGTAAAAAAACGTGGAAACCTTGGTAAGCTTGTAGTCATCTATCAACCCTTACCAAAACTTCTTGATTCGTTAAACCGACAGCATTTATTAAATCATGAGCAGGCGTGAAAAATTAATTGCGGCAACCATTGGTCCTGATATGGATCAAACCAAGGCACGCATGCTGAACGCAACAGTGCGGTTAATCCTTGGCGACATGGGACAACAGTATTGCCAATTCTGGGAGCATGAAGGCCCAGGCGTAATGGTGTTCCAGCCTGACAACAAAGAACGCTCCATGTTCTTTTGGACACTCAAAGAAATCCACAGTGCCCAAGAAGAGTGTGAGCAAGGTAATAATGGTGACCTTGCAGAAAGTTTTCGGCGTATTCTTGAGGCCGCACAAAAAATTGATCCAACGGAAAAAGCTGGTTACGTAATTAATGATCAAGAAGGAATTCGGTATTTTGAAGTGGATTACAACAGTGTCTCGGAGGACTGATGTCAATTCCAGACATTAGAAAAAGTGTTGAAGACATTGAGCTGATCACCAACAAAGACTTGGTGCAGGCTGCTCACGCACTACTTGGAAACATTGATCTAGATGTTGCCAGTTCCAAGGTGGCAAACGAATATGTCAATGCTGATAAGTATTACACTCCACAGGATGATGCCATCAACTGTCAGGACTGGTTCGGCAAGGTCTACTTATTTCCTCCAAGTGGCACCTACTTCTGGGACAAGAAAAATGATAGGTGGAAAAAAACAAGAGCTACGTCTCCCACTTTGATTTCTTCTCATGCCCTCTGGTTCAAAAAACTGTACGGCAATTGGTTGAACGGAAGCATTGAACAAGGCTTGTACTTTACAAACTGCTTGGAAATGATCCGATATGACCAAAGGATCTTTGACTTTCCTATGTGCATTTTAAAAACACCGCCAAGATTGTTCCGAAATTCAAGCACTGGTGTGACAGTCCACAAAACGTGCACATCCTTCTTGGTGTACTTGCAACCAATGAATGATTCCGCTGCGGCCACCCAGAAATTTATTGACATTTACAGCGAAAAAGGACGAGTGCTTGCCTAAGTTCGATATACTGATAAACGATTGAAACGACCCATGAGCATTCTTTGCGACCGCGAAATCAAGCACCTGGCAGAAACGGAAGAAATGATTACGCCGTTCCAGGATCGCCTTGTCAGCGAAGAAGATGGGCGCCGTATCTTGAGCTATGGCCTTAGCTCATATGGTTACGACATCCGCTTGTCGCCCAAGCAATGCTTGATTTTTGGCCGCATTCAAAAGGGTGATTGCGATCCCAAAGCGTTTGATGAGACAATTCTTACTCCTGCCGAATTACTGGAGGACGAGAAAGGCCAGTACTTCCTGCTGCCTCCCTACGGTTACTGCCTTGGCGTGGCGCAAGAACGGCTTAAGCTGCCCAGGGATGTGACCGTTGTTGCGGTCGGTAAATCAACCTACGCACGGTCTGGGATCCTGGTCAACATCACCCCTGCGGAGTCTGGGTGGGAAGGTTACCTGACCTTAGAAATCAGCAACTGCACTGGGTTGTTTAATCGCGTTTACGCAGATGAAGGCGTTACGCAACTGCTGTTCTATCGCGGCAACCCCTGCGATGTTACTTATCAAGACCGTAAGGGTAAGTATCAGAACCAACAAAAAGAAGTTGTGCTTCCTAAGGCTTAGACAAAATATTTGCCGAATTGATCGGTAGGTTTGTCTGCATAATTAGTGCTCCCACCTCGGCCTATCCTGTCACCTCGATAGGCTGAAGTGAGTTCATTTATTTGGCTTGATTGTTGAAATTTACCGGCTGCTTTAGCTGCACGAAAATATTTTGCAATCCCAGGCTGTGCTGCGTTTGAACGTTCAGCAACTTGACGTTCTTCTGGATCCAGGCGCCGAACGTCAATGTCATAACTGTGCTCAGGGTTAAGATCACTAAGCTCAGCACCAGAGCTGCCAGTGGTTACTCCACGTCGCTGCATTTTAATATTTAGCCCACAATGTCCGTGATAATATTGTACTAGAGCCAACACAAAGGTTTTATATCATGCATCAATACATGGACTCCGATCCGTTTTGGGATCAAAACGTTTACGACGAAGTGATGTGTCGTTGCTTGTCTCTTGAGACATTTGGTGCACCTCTCGCCAATGAGGAAAATGATGTACCATTGTATGACATGTACAACAGAGGATTAGTTGCATGTCAGGACGACAGGCCGAGGACAAATCTGGCAATCGAGGGCGGACGGCCCGGAACGACGGGGCTGATCCCCTCAATGGAGGAAGCACTTTCCCGGTACCCGACCTCTTCTCCCAAGCCGAAAGCGTTGGTGCTGGAGCTGGAAGCAGTGCCCGAGAAGGAAAAAAATCTATCCCTGCGCCGCAAGGGACTGATGCGCTAAAGGACTGGAAAGATTTCTTCGCTCCAGTAGAAGAAAATACCGGTTGTAAAGATGGGGTTTGTCCTGTGCCATGGGCAAAACCCACTTTGCTGCAAGTGGAAGAACCGGTTGACTTGGTCAATCATCCCCCTCACTATGCCTCTGGTGCAATCGAATGCATCGAAGCAATTGAAGCTCAGCTGACCCCAGAGGAGTACCGTGGCTACCTCAAGGGCAACTGTGTCAAGTATCAATGGCGTGAACGCCAAAAAGGCGGCGTAGAGTCACTGAAGAAAGCTCAGTGGTATCTAAACCGCCTTATTGAACTTGACGAATCAGCTCAGAAAGGCTGAAAATATTCGTCTTCATCATCTTCTTCGTCGTCGTCTGCAATGCAGGCGGCGGCAAGTTGTGCTAACTCGATATCGGTTGGATGTCCAAAGTCAATATCAATGTTTTCATCCGCCAAGATTTCCTTGACTGCTTGCCATTCCATTAACCGTTGATGGTAAAGATTCAGAAGGGCTGAGTACAACTCATCCCAGGTCATCTCTTCGGCCTGTAATTCGGCCTTACGCATGGCAAATTGAAGTTCCAATGGAAGCTCAAAATGCTGTGGTTCTACCGAACGTGCCATTGATTCCTTCATTGGGTCAATAAAAGTATTCTAAGTCTACACATTAAAGATAGCGTCTACCTCTTCATGGGTGGCTTCGCTCCAGGGATTTTGACTAAGCTTAAAATTATTAGCAAACTGAGCAAGGTCGTAGGGACTTGTGCTTTCTTCCAATTTTCTGATTGCCTTGACTTCGTGGGGCGCAGCAGTGTAGGTACGGAAAGCAGCTAACAAAAGATCAGTAGCCTCGCGGGGAACAGTTTTAATATCTTTAAGAAACAGATCCACTTCCTCCCGACGGCGCTCTACCATCCCGCCAACAACATTATGGTAGTAGTCATAGATCCACTGATTTATTTCTTTGACCGCACCAGGCCAGTCTTCAATTTCAACGAGGTCTGGAATTGCACTGTAAAGAAAAGACTCCCAGCCAACCGAATGAATAAACGAAAGCAATGCCTGTCGCATGTAAGTATCTAAACCAAGATTTAACTTTTCCAGGTTTTGATCAATTACCGCAAGCTCATGGTACAGATATTCCATAGCTTTGTGTTTTGTGCAGTACTGTCCACGTTTTACCGGTTCTCCGTCTGGGTAAAACTGTGTACCAAAACCAATTGTGTAAGGCTCTGTTTCGGTTACGGGATCTGCATAAGCCTTTTCATTAAACCCCTCATGCTTGCAAATGAGGCGTACTGCTTCACTAAAATCTGACATGGGAGCAACTATCGTTACTCCCAATCATACACACTAATTTAGATTACTTGCCCTGACCCCTGCTCAACTTGCGTCCATGGCTGGGCTTGGAGTGCTTGCCATCGCCTTGACGGGTGAGCTTGGGCTTGGCTTCAATTTTTACCAAAGAGGTTGACTTGGGTTTTGCCATGGCGTTGAGGTAACAACGTCAGCAGCCTAGCTCAAATTACCAGGCTTTGCACGACCAGTAGCCAGCCGTTAATTTGCTCTTGGGCTCGTCGCAGTTGTGTCTTGCGCGAAAGTTCTTGCGGCGCTCTGGGTTGTCTCGTTTAATTTCCATGTTGGCGTCACCAAAGCGCACAATTTTTTCTTGGCCACCTTCACATGCTTTCACAACAGATTTCTTACCGCCTTGCACGTCGTGTCGGGGCTTGTTGCATTCCATGGAATCTTTGTGTATTTTTGCTGCAGAAGCAGCTTTACGTGCTTTATCGGACATCAGCTAAATCCTTTAAACATTGACGTAAATTCACCAAGGATAGATTGAGCGCTTTTTGATTGAGTTAAAAACTCGTCTTCATCCCCACTAAACATATTAAAATAAGAAGATTTTGCATTGCTAGTCGATGAACTTTTTGCAGTTGGTTCATCTGGCTCGTCCATTAAACCTGCAATACTATTAAAGGCACTAAGAGGATCAGAAAGATTTAAAGACGTAAACAAGTTTCCTCCCGACATAGCCTTGCCAAGTAATGCTTGATCCTCTCTGTCTACATCGGGCATAAAGTTTGTATAAAAATCATCCTCTGTCCCCTTGTAACCAGCAGATTGAAAAATTTGGTACAGCTGAGTTTCGGGTTCTGCATTGGCTTCTTTTACGTCATCTTCTCTTTCAATGTAAGTCGCACCAAGGGTCTGTTGATCCAAGGCTTGTTTTTGTTCGTTTAAGTACTTAATGGCTTCTCGGATTTTAAGTGCTTCTTCTGTTCTAAAAGAATCAATTAAATATTGTTTTACGTTGTCAACAGTAGCCTGTTCTCCCTCAAGCCCAAGTTGCTTAACAATCTTTTCCCATTCTTCTTTGTTTTCTTCTGGACTAATAGATCCCAAGACAGAATCTGCAAATTCTTCTGGCGTAACAAATTGCATAAAAGCAGTGTCTCCATACAAATCTTGACGTATAACAAGTTCTTTTGTGATTTCTGAAATTTTATTTTGCAGCTCATTGTAATTAAGAATATTTTCCGCTGGGTCTAGAACAATTGATTTTCCTTCGGCATCTTTAAGCTGCCCAGTTGAACCAAGGACTTGATAATGTAACTTAGCAAACGCTTTTGCATCTGTTTTGTAGTTACCTTCGTAACCATAGCGATAAGCTTCTGTCGCCCAATTTACTCCATTAGAACTGGTTCCTTTTTTGGCAGCTTCAAAATCTGAATCAACAATATCTTTTTGTTTTTCATAAACTAATTTTTGCTCTACCGTCAAATCTTTTGTAGATTTACCTACAGGATCCAAATAAAAATCAACGTCAAAACTTTTTTTAGCAGCTTCAGCTGCCTTATAAAAACTAAGCAATGCATTACTCCTAAGCTCTGCAACTTGCTTTAATTTATTAATAACAGATTGCGATTGAAAAATATTTTGCTCTTCTTCTTTTACGTCTAAGTAACTAATAAACTCATCCATGGATTTTGATTGATCAAAACGAGGCTTAAGGTAGCCATTGATAAAACTGGTTACAAATTGTTTTTGCGAATCTTGATCAGTTTTCGACAACAATTCTTTAAATTGATCCACATTGTTTATGTCTAAATTGTATTTTTCAGCTTGTTCAATAAGCAAAGGCTTTGTTGCACTGGGATCACTTTTGACTTTTTCGTTGTATTCTTCCAGGTCTTTTTTAGCTTGATCTTGGAACTGTTGAATTTCTTCTGGGGTACGCTTGGCCATTTCTAACTCAAATTCTTCATACCGTTTGGTCAACGTATCGTCAAACCATTTTTGCCAGTTGTAAATTGTTGAATTAGAGGAGGTGCCAGTAAGGTTTTTAATATCTTGCTCAAGCCCTTTTTGCATTGTTCTATTAGGATCAATGAAACCAAGCATGCCACCAAAAGAGGCGTCACCTAAAAGTGAATTAGAAAGAGTAGTATGCATGTTTGCAATTTCGCTATATCCAGGTAGATTGTTTAGCGTCATTAAATCGGCTTCTTTTTGTTTGGCTTTTTTAAGCTCTTTAATCGACTCTTGCAAAACATCTTGAGCAAGCAATTGAAGTTTCTTTTCTTGCTTAGCTGTTTCTGAGCCAAACAACTGTCCTAGTGCCTGCTCAAATCCAGTATTTATATCTGGTGCATTTATTAACTTTCCTTCTTCGTCATACTCAGGCATATCAAGGTCAATGACCTCTTTCCCATCTTGCGTGGTAATACCTAAAACTTGATCTCTATATATTTGTTTTTCGTAATCAGTAAGTGTTTCGGAATAACTAGATACTTGTTGGGATTCCAACGCCTCGTTTCCACGGTATCCAGCGTGCCTGCCTACGTTTGTGTAATGCTGCAAAAGATAAGTGTTTTGATCGTAACGAGCAGTAATATCTAAGTTTTTAAAAACACGCCCGTTAACATTCACTGCTTGTGCAGCATTCCATTCGCTTAATGCGCCTGGGTATTGTGTTTGATAATAAGTCGCATTAAATCCACCAGTAGGAGGCTGAACACCCTGGGAAACCGCGTCCCAAGGAGTCACTTTTTCATTTAAATAAAAAGTATCAAAAGAACCTTTTGCTGCATTAAATACAGTTGAGATTTCTGCGTCAGTCAATCCGGCACTTCGCAAAGTGCTATCATCTAAAGCTTTTAGTTTGTTTATATAGTCTCCACCTTGAGTAGTAGACGCTAATGAAATAAGCGAAGAGCTAAAATTATTAATGGCTGTATTTTTGTTTTTTGTTAATTGATTTTGAGCATTTAACTGTGCCGCTGCATTGTTGCGATTTGTAAGTTGTGTCGCATTGTACTGAGTTGCTGCAGTTGTGCGATTTGTGATATCTTGAGCATTTGCCGAAGCATTGTTGTTGTTTGTAGTGTTGTTAGTATCTAATTGATCTCTTGCAGCTTTTAATGCTTGTTTGCGATTGTCATTATCACCATTTGGAAATTCAAAATTATAATCACCTATTTCCTTGCCCGCCCTTAATTCATATTTTTTCCAGTTTTCACCAGGATCCGTGTCTTGAATTTTTATTTCATCGACTTTACCGTTATCTTTAAACTTGACAAAGAACTTCTGCGTGGTTGCTAAGTTGGTTGGTCTGTCTGCCGGATAGGTAGACGCAAAATCAGCTGCTGTTTTATCTGGGTACTGAGATACAAAAGCTTCGGCAGTGTAGTCTGTTTTTTGATTTGTGTCGTAAGAAAAAGGCGTCCAGGTTTTTGTGGTTGTGTTATAAGTTGCCATTGGTTACGCAGCAAAATTTTTATCGTCAAGCCTGGGCTTCCAGGGTAGTAATTCTAGTGTATCTTGCTGCATCCAGTTGGTAATTTTTTCAAGTTTTAAGGCATCAAAAAAAGACTGCTTTAAATACCATTCTTGCATTTTTTCACTGGCTTTGTTGGTGTTACACCGCCTGCAAGCAGGCAAAAGATTATAGCGATTAGAAGATCCAGATTTAAACCGGGGCACTATATGATCTAAGCTTGTTGCCGGCTCTCCACAGTAACCACAGCAATGGTTCCAGGATTTATAAATTTCATCTCGAAAACGTTTCTTGGCAAGTTTTGGCGTTAATTCAACTAGCAAAGCAAGGGGCTCGTGCTCGTTGCAAAACATGTATTTAATTGCCGTTATCTTATTTTAATTTCACCTATCTGTTAAGCCAAAAATAAAGAGATAAAATTTTTATTAAACTGGTTGACACGGGCTTGACACCAGCTACTGTGGATGAGTAAACGCCCTGTTCAAGTCATGGCAAAAAACCAAGGATGGGTCTCCGTCCAGCGTGCGGAAGAACTCCTCGGTATCGACCGCAAGACGCTCTTCAAGTACCGCGACAATGGCACCCTAAAGCTCGGTCCGCATTTCGCGGCTTTTGCCTGCACTCGTTCACGGGATGGCTACCTATGGAACGTTAACGCAGTACGCAAGCATCTTGCCAAACAAGAAAAGCTCGCTATTGCTTCTTGATCTCCTGAAGAGGTAAGCAACGGCTCCGGTAATACGGAGTCGTTTTTTTATGCAGGTTCAATACCACTTGCGTATGCAGCCCAAGCCAAGCCTACTGCTTCCATTGTCGACAATTCATCAACTGTGTAAGGAAGATTGACTACATCACCTGGAGAATAAACAATAGGGTTGCCGCTGTAATACACAGTGCTGTTGCCAAAGGCACTGGTATCTAATTGGTTTTCAGACAACACATATTTAGTTTCAATTACATCTCCAAAATCAGCCACTTGTAAATGCTCCGTCTTTGCGCTGTATTTCAAAATTAGCACGCTTGATAAAACTAGCCGGTACGTTCAAAAGTTTTTGCATCATTGGAAGCATTTGAGGAGACTGAAAATTACTGGGAGGAAGGTCCATGTACTTAAGGCCATTTATAGAATCCATGTACTCAGAATGTTTCTTCATTACGCTTGACTCATTGACAAGCTTTTGTTCCCACCTAACCATGCCTTCGTCCATATCAATAGGTACATCGGATGGCTCAGGGAGAATGATTCCTTCTTGAAAACGTAATGCGTAAATATGTTTGCAATATCGCATCTCGTCTAACAATGGAGTCCAGTAGTCATCAAAGCTAACGATCTGATTATCTACGGCCTTGTAGTCAACAAATGTACCAGGGCCTTCTGCTGCACCTACGCTTGGCACATTTCGCAAATATCGTCCGCCAAAATCCCTGAATAAACCAGGATTGTCTACGGATTCAAATGTAAGCTCTAAACGCCTGTTGACATTTATATCGGTATCTGCGTTGTTGTTTATGTTTCCATTTGCATCTGTAATTAACTCATGACGCCCATACTTCAAGGAGGATGGCCTTGTGTAAGGAAATCTCTTTGTGGAGCTGCCCAACATGTCACGGAAATAAGCATAACTGCGACGGCTGAAATCCTGGCAAGTACATGCGTATCTAGTGCCAAGTGTCAGGAACCTGCCGATGGCAGGAGGACGACTTGCTGGAGTAATAAATACGCCATCAGGAGTTGACTCAAAAGATCCTGCTTTTTTTAGCGTAAGAACACCAGACGTACCATTCACATCTAGCAGCAATGCTTGAACGTAGCCATATTTTTTATTTGTAGCCAAGTTTAACGTATCACTTGTCAAAGGCGTCCCACCAGCCTCTAGAAGGCGGTCTTCAATGATCTCGCCGTTCAGAGGTTTGAGTGCCGCATTACTGCCCACAGGAGGCACGTAGAGAGGGGCTGGGAGAGGGTTGCTGACATTCCAGGTGCCGGCAAGCTGTACGTACCAGTTATCTGCGTCTTCAGTAATAGAAGCAACGCTTGCCCTGGTACCAGTGGAATCAAATACGTTATCAAAACGCAGAAGTGCACCAACGCGACAACCGGTCCAATGAATACCAAATTCTCTATTCGACGTTGGAAACCCTTGTACAACACCTACGATCAAGGGCTGATTACCAGGGTGCACTTCCGTACCTGGTGGTGTTGGCATTGTGTAACGGAACGGGAACGTCAAACCCCGTTGAATGCCTACTGTTACAGCAAGTTCATATCCACGTCGCCATCTTGCCCAGGCAGATTCCCTATCCATTGCAACAATGGAGTTGGGTACTGCACCACGAGAAAATTCCGTGGTTATGGGCTTAATAGCGGCTGGTTTAAATTCAATCCTTTGACTAAAGTTGCCAAAGAGATCACCCTGCTTGGGCGACATGGTTTAGAAGAATCCGCCTTGTGCGTAAATGTGAGCGCCAGGAGTATAACCAGAGATGTTCGGACCTTCCGCAAAAACACCCACATAAATCCGGTCGCCACGTTCCAGGTAAACCCCTTTGTTGCGGAGGGGTGCTGTGGGACCGAGGCCGGTAGTATTACCTGCTTGTGCCGTAGGAACGGCAAGGGCAGGCATCACGTCAGAGCAGTCGACTTGACCACTGCCTGCAGGGACTGTTTTAGTGAACAGTACACGGTAATCACCTGAAGCCGGAATAGGCGTAGTGGTATTACGAGTATGGTAAAAAACAAAAGTTACAGCAGGTTGGTTATATGCAACACCGTTGTAAGTGAAACCACTTGTTGTGCCACCAGAGAAAATTAAACTGGTATTAATACCGGTCAATGTAGCGACGCCGGTATAAGTGTAGTAACCATAGCCACTCATGGCTGCAGTGCCAAGAACACCCGTGTTCTGAATAAAGACTTGCTGACCACTGGTCAGTGCAATTACAGTGCCAGAAGTGCCGCTACTAATTGTGTAATCAGCGTCACGGTACTTGTCGTTTCTGATGATTGTGACAGAATCAACAACGCCACCATTATTGTTATCTTCGCTAAAGGTCGCATCCATATCGACCAAGATCGAAGGAGATTGGCCCCCTTGAACAAAGACAGTGTTACCGGCCTGACTGCCAACTGTCTGCGTAGTTACGCGAACAGAATCAAATAAAGGACGGTCAACCAACAGGGGTTGCTTGTTTGTACTAGTAGAGGCCAATTGTTTTCTCCTAGGCTATTACACTTATTTTAGCGGTATTACTGTCGACCAGTTAATTGTGCCAAGAAAGGACTTACTGGCGTGTAATACTCAGCATCAAATAAATCCCTGTCCATTTGACTCGCGGAAGGAGACATAAGGGACAACAATTTTTGATTGATGTTTTGATTACCGCCTGCCAGCATTTGTCCCATGAACATACCAAGCAAAGCCTGGGGATCAATAGAACTTTTAGCTGGTGTACCAGAGGTGGATGCAGGAGTAGAAGTTTGCTGAGTTAGCGGATCTCCTAGGGTTGCTTGCGCAGCCTTGTAAAGAGCACCACCTTCTTTAAACTTCGGCAAAGAACTTGCAACAGAAGTGCCAAACGAATCCTTGGCATTAAGATTTACGTTTGGATTTCCACCTAAGATCGTCGCGTATGCACGATCAATGCCCATTTGACCAGGCTTATAACCACGGTCAGTAAGGAATCTTTCTACAGCTGGCAGCTGTTCTGCAATTGTGTAATTACCTAGCTTATTTTTATCTAGATATTTTGCACGTTCTGGGCCGCCAAATTGAATTAGGCCATAATAGTTACCACCAGCCCCACCGTAAACATTAGGTCTGAACCCAGACTCTTGGTGAATAAGCGCACCAAATTCGTAGGGGTTCAAGCCAAGACGTTGCGCTGATTGAAATACAGCGGCGCGGTCTTCCGGTTTTAGGGTTCCAATGCGTCCAGTACTCATGGTATTTACCTTATTCTCCTACCCAGTTTGAACTTGCTTTGAGACCAGGGATAAATACGGTTTGCAGCGCAAGGGCCGTAGCCAGATAGGTCAAAGTACGTTTAACAAACTTAGGACAGAGAATCATTGGTTTAAAGCAACTACACTGGCACCCATAGATCAAAGATCTGTGTCCAGTTGGCTGGGCTTACATGCTGTGCAATGCCAGATATTTATTTGGATTGTGCGCTTAACAGTTTCTTTTTAAACTCTTCAGCTTGTGCTTGGGCTTTATCTGATGCCAGACTTGAAGCGTACGCATTTGCGTCAGGAGTTAAGCTGGTACCAACAGGCGAAAGACCTTGAGCGCCTTGGTAAGAAGCCATCGGTGCGGGAACGCTGCCAGGAGCAAGCAATGCATTCATGCCGGTCTGCAGGGGCGTACCGCCAGGGGCTGCATCTTGGAACCGAGTAAACATCTTAGCTTGCTGTTGGTTGGCTGCGCCACCAAAGTAGCTGGACTCAGCTCCAAGACCAGTTGCGCCGGTGAATGCAGAAGGTGCAACCGTTGTGTAATCAACAGGTCCGGTCGGAGGTGCAGTTGCAAGCGGATTAGAGGGGTTAAAAAGCAAACTAGAAGGTTGGGCACCAGCAAATGCACCCATCTCAGTAGGTTGCCCCATGGCACCTGCGTTAATAGTGCCTTGAATTGCGTCGTAACCTGACTGACCAGGCTTTACTTTACCTGCAAGACCACCGTGTTTTTGTGCCCAGATTTGCATGCCAATATCACGGGCGGCATTCATTTCTTCTTGGGTCTTGGCACCGGCACGTGCAAGTTCGTAACGCTGAAGCTCAGGATCTTGTGCGGTAAGCTGAGCAACGCGTGATGCTTCTTGCTGGTATGCACGTTCGGCGGCAGGGGAGTAGGAACCTTGCTGACCTTGGGTAGGAGCAACTGAATAACCGGCATTACCGCCACTGCCACCACGGTTCCCTAAACGCAGCTCAGCGTCACGGTAAGACTCACCTCGCTTATCTTTGGGAGGGATTGCACCCCACTGTGGTTTTTGTGCTGTATCTCCACCAAGAGATAACGCAGTGCCGAGGGCTCCAAGGATACCGCCACCAGCAAGTTGAGCCGCAGACATGCCTCGATTAAGTAAGGCACCGGCAGCAGGTGTAGCCTGTCGTAAGGTAAGCCCTGCAGCACTACCACCAAAACGACTTGCTAATCCTGGAATAGCAGAAATACCGCGAAGAAGTGCCGGGTTCATAATTACCTCCAAACCTCATGTAAATAAAGACGTGAGCCAACAGCTGTGTCGGCAGGGCCAGGTAATGCCTGGATAAATTCAGCACCAGAGCGTTCGTAACGGTAACGAGCCTGGAACGGATCCTTGTAGTTAGGGACGTAAAGAATGCCAGCCAAACGATTTGTTTCGTAGAGATAAATCTCATCCCAAACTTTTAACGCTTCCTTGGCATTACTCGACCGAATAGTACGGTCAACGTCGCCAGCAATACTTTCAAGTCGAGTAGAAGGCGAGGTGGCAACCTCAGTCTTTTTCTCGGCGGTATCACAACGGCCAATTTGAATTGTGATTTTATCGTAGAAGTACGAATCCGGGACAGTGTTCAGGGCCTCTTCCAGACGTGCGTAATCGCCCGCCGGAACAGAGACCGTGAAATAGCCCAGGTGATACCTGACCCTACTTTTGTCAAAGTCAGATAACTGCACTTCTAACTTGCGTATCTTTCAATTATAAATGCAAAGAATCCCTTAAAACTTAACCTTGGTAGGGATTTGAGTTGATGTATTGTTCCAACATTTCTTGAGCCAAGCTACGTCTAGGGGCCATGGCAGAAGCTGCCATTTGTTCAAACATTGATTGTTGTAAAGTCTTTTGTTTGGGTTGTACCAGGGATGCCCCATACATCATGGCTTGCACAAAAGAATCCATATTGGATCCAGTGTTTTGTGCGTTGGACGTTGGCGTTTGATTACTTGCAAATTCGGCAGCCTTGCCAAGGCTTGCCATGTGTCCAATACCAACTTCGTATTTGTTATCTCCCGTTTTAAATGTTGCCAGATTTCCGTAACCCCCTTGGTTAGCAAGAGGTGTAAATTTGCCTGCACCTTCCATGTATACAGGCGTTCCTTCGGGAAGGGCCCAGTCTTCCCCTTGGTGGAAAGAAGATGCCCCAGCAGTAGGTGCGGTGCGAGGACCAAATTTAGATGTAACAGCTACGTTGGAAGCTGGATTTAAAACTAATTGCCCTTTCTCATTTTTGATAATTGCAGGAACCCTTTGCTCGCCAATACGTAAACCAGTTAATGCACTGCGAATAGTACTTGGGTCAATGTGTTTTCCCGTACCAAGATCTCTTACGTATATATGACCATGGGGACCAGTGGAGGTTCCGGTACTGCCAATATTTCCTAAGAATGAAATGCCTGCCATTATTCTTTTATTTTTAATTTTAAGACTAAAAAACCCCTGGTTTCCCAGGGGCTAATAGGAGATAAGTTAAACGCGGACTAGGTCGGCAGCAAGTACGGAATCCCAGTCAACCCTTTTGATTTGCTTTAACTGCTCGAGGCTGTTAAATCTCTCACCCGATAAGGACATCTGTAGATCTTTGATCTCTCGGGCAGTCTTCAGTCCAATGCCTTTAATATGATCTGCGATCATTTGGGCGGTGGCCGAGTTGATATTCAAACGGTGGTCTGGGGGGAAGGTCCGTGGCTCTTCTTGTGCCGCCTTATCTTTGACTTGAAGAGCAGTCACTTTTTTAGTAGCCTGCTCGTCAGGGATAAGTTCGGTTTTGTAAGCAGTGTAAAGGCGACCGTCCTGATCTTCGACCATGAACCAATCGCCATTGTCCCATTCACTTACAATCTTGACGCGAGCGCCTGTTTTTTTATGCTGATGAAGAATCATAAAGACCAGATTTTCTCTCTGGTCTTATATTAACCTAATCAGCTAACAGTGCGGCCAGTCAGGTAGCCATCGATGTCCTCATAACCAGGGGCATCATCAGGCTGGATGTAGCACACTTCCACAACCAGATAACCAGTGCGGCCAGCAGCAGCATCAGCGGTCGAGATGTAGAAACCACCGGAAGTAGAGGTGTCGTTAGCAGCACCTTTGGCAAACACTTTCAGAGTGACGCCAGTGGTAGCAGCGTAGTAGCACACACCACCGGAGACGCCAGGAGCGCCGGTAGTAGTGATGAACGGATTGGTACCAAAGGCTTGGTTACCACCAGCGAAGTAAATCTTGGTGGCGGCGTCACCAGACACAGTGGAGGTCAGGTTGGCTTGAATCACGCCTTCGCCAACGCCAGAAGCGGCAGTGGGGCCGCTGGAGTCGCGACCGAAGGAGATGATGTTACCAGTGGCGGCATACACACCGGAAGCCACGCGACCATCACCCCAGCCAGAAGCAACGGAGATGGCGGTGCGATACACAAAAGAAGGCTGGACGGTGGTACCAGAGATCACCATGCCAGTGATGTCGGTACGGGTGTCATCCTGGCGGTAAGGCGAAGGAATGATCACGTTGCCGGTAGCAACAGGAGTGCCAGAGGTGGCGGTAACGGCCACGTAACCACGCTGCTGGAAATAACGGTAGCCAGGGGTAGCCAGCACCGAAGTGGGGCCGCCCTTGGAACCATCATTGACGCCATCAGCAGAAGCATCAATGTTCTTGTACCAACCGTTCAGAGGCTCTGCCCAGTTACCCGGGTAGATTTTTTTGGAAGATAAATAGGTCATTTATTTCTCCTAAGTAATTTATTTATTGTTATCAGATGATGCCGTCGTCTTGCAGGAAGCTGAAGGCGGTGGTCACGAAATCTTTGTTCAGGATCTCGAAGCCAGCGTACAGTTGCCAAATCAGGATGATAAAACGGCTGAAGTCGTCGTTGTTGTTAATCAGCACCTGAGCATTGGGGCCGCCGATACCCACGCCAATGGCCTGAGGACCGAAGAAGTAACCCTGAGCAACTTCGTAAGAAGTGTAGTTGGAGCTACCGCCAATGTTAAGGTCAGCAGTGATGCTCTTGGTCGGGAAGTTGGTCGACTCGAAGAACTTGACGCCTTCAAACTGCACGCCGGTGGGCATGACAGGTTCACCAGCCAGGAAGTAACCTTGGCCGGCTTGGGGGCCCTGGTAGAAGCTGGCGTTGTTAGGCAGCATGGGGTTGCCCATGTACATGCCTTGGCCGGGGTTACCAGAGTAACGAGCGATCTCACGGAAGTCGGGGTCACGACGCAGGTGCATCATGAAAGTAGGATCGCAAATGCAACGATACAGACCATCAGCGAAGGTCGGCACGTTGCGCTTACGCAGATCCTTAACAACGGTCAGCAGGTCGGTACGCACCTGGAACTGTTGCACTTGAGCTTCGTACTGAGCCTGGGTGTAGGATACACGACCAGAGGCGTCCTTAACTTTACCGCCGGGGAAGTAGTAACCACCTTGGGTAGAGGAAGCAACACCGTTAGCTTCGGCTTTGGCCAGTTCGTCAATAAAGACGCGGTCGCGCCAACGACGGTAGTCATCAAGCAGCGTCAGGCTACCGATGGACTGGTGGAACATGTTAAGGTTCCCAGAGTCCAGCAGCAGGCGCTGAGCGGTGATCAACGTCTCCCGAGCAATTTTAAAAGTGCTGGGCTGGGTGGGATCGCCGGGGTCCGCAGGACCGGTGTATTCCTTAAGCACCACCAGAACTTTTTCCTTGGTGATGTTACGGCTATTAGCGGTACCGATGGTTTGGTCGGCAATACGCTCACGGCTGTCCTTAGTACCAGGGGTACCCCAGAACTTGTAGCGGTCTAACTGGACGGTTTGACCAGGCTGACGAGTGAAGTCGTGGACAACCACAGGCTCCACTGCCATCTCAGCGATGTACGCAGGGTGGGGACGGTAGAGTTCCGCGCCCAAAATCTTTGGAAAGTCGTTATCAATGAACACTTTACTTTATCCTCCAGTGTCGCAGGAATTTATCGGGTGAAAGATTCAGACATTTATATGTCTTATCTAACACAAATTTTAGCAGGCCGTAATTTATTCAATTACATGTACTGCGCTGTAGTCGTGGATGCACGTGCACCCATCGTGTTACTTGAGCCATATTGTTCAGGATCCACGTACTGTTGTTGCTGGAAACCAGGGATACCCATTGCGCCAGGGATAGCACCAAGCGCAGTGCCACCTAGGCCAGCAGCAAGTGCAGAAGCCGGTACTAAACCTGCAGCGGCAATCTTACCTGCCATCCTTTCTTGAGATGGCTTCAAAACAACATTTGCAGCTCTTTCGACAGGAGTGAAAGCTGCCTGCATTAGACCAGAGCGAATTCCTGATTTACTAGGAATTCGTTCAGCCGCTTGCTCCATTTTTTCAGCCAAAGGAAGCAATGCGGAATCTTGAACCTTGGAAACCAGTCCAGGGGAATATTTACCAGCTAGACGAGCTCCAAGTAAGCCAGCCGCACCGCCAAGAGCACCGGCACCTGCGGCGAGTACAGCAGAGCCTGGATCTTCACCTTGAGAAAGGGCGTACCCACCAGTTGCTAAACCAGCAGCGGCAGGCACACCGTACTTAAGAAGAGGGCGCATTGCCTCACTCCATCACAAACAGTTTGTTTGCAACCACGTTGGGCTGGGCGTAGTTCAGAAGACGCCAAGCATTTTCAGGGCTCGTATCCATTTGTTGCTTAAAGCTGCCCCAGAAGTTTTCAGGTTGCTGAGGAGCAGCAGCAGAAGGAGGAGCGGGGAAGTTGCCGTAGTTAGCTTGAACCGGAGCGGTGGGATAACCACGGGTTGCCAGTTGAGCTTCATTTTCGTACACGGGGTACGGACCCTCAGGACCAAAGAACTTCAGCGTGTAATCGCTAAGAACGTCAGGGTTGGTCAGGATTTCGTTGTAAGCCAGATTTTCGGTATGCTCAGCAACTGCAAAGTCGGCATAACCGGCAAGCAGGTTGTGTGCGTTGACTGCATAGTCGGCATAACCAGCAATCAGATTTTGTGCGCGGTGGCCCCAGGCTACGGCGCTATCGAGCATTCCTTCGAGTTGAAGGGCGTACTGGTTTAGCAGGGCCGGAGCTTCCACCCCGTACGCGTCGATCACTACTCGGCTTTCCTGGCTCAGACCCAGGTAGTCCGCCACGTCCGCTAAGGAAGGACTCGACGAAGTTTGGGAATAGCTGGGCGATGAGGCCGGGCTGGTTAATGAGGTCGGGGCTGCCGAGTTCCAAGTAGCCGGGCTTTGGGCTTGTCCGTAATTGGCCGGGGTATAGGTCGTCGGAGCTGACGGTTGACCCTGGAACGGGGATTGAACTGGTGCGCTCAGCAGGTTCACCACCTTGTTGAACGCCGATTCCCAAGGATTCCCCGCCGGTGCTTCCGCCGGTTGGGATTGGGGGGCGTACTGAATAGGGGCGGATTGGTAGCTGATATTCGCTTGAGGAATCGCTTGGGGGTAAGCGGTCCCCACTTGGTACGCCACCGGAGCCGCTTGGTAGCTGCTGGGCGCCGGAGCCGCTGCTGTCACGTAGCTGCTCGGGGCTACTGACGGCTGTGCGGGGCTCATCTGTGGGATCGACTGGACGGTAGCGTCCTGCATAACTCATCTCCTTTTGTAAAGCTTCTAACGTTCGATACAGATACGGGGTTAAATCCAATCTTGGATCCGCAGCCATCGGAAGATCCGGTGATTGCGGGTGGGGCGTCTGCATCATTCCCCCCACTAGCTTGGCAAACTGAGAGTAAGCACTCTGCAATTCGTTAACCATCCTGAACGGGAACCCAGATAACATCTCGGCCCGTTCCTCATCCGTCTTAGACGGGAAGAGGTATTTCAGTGCTTCAATGCTATCAACACCTAATTCTTGCAGATTTCGTACCACGATGGAGTTGTTGAGAATATCTTGTGTCGAATCTTCGTACACAGGACCTAACCAGCGCCACAACATTGTGACATCCCCGTCAGGAATCAAGCCCATAACTCCAGGCGGAATCTGTTGAGCCTGAACACAAGCCATCATTAACTGTTTAACTTTATCGTTGTGCTGCTTAAGTGCATCTTCATATGCAGCAACTTCTTCTTCAGATGAGTCTTTGGAAGGTGAAACAGGCTTCTCAAGTCCGGCTGCTTGTGCCAGGGTGTTTTTGAAAAGTTGCTCTTCTTGATAAATAATTAATTCAAGGCAACGACAAATGCCATGAGTATAAATAGCATTTGCTTTTTTCTTTGAAGTTGCAGAAACACGTCCAAACAACGACTTGTATTCAGTTGCCGTTACACCAGCAGAAATTGAAAGTTCATCAACACCGCCAAGAGCAGTACGAATCTCTTCTCGGTACTGACGTGCAAATGCATTTTGGTCACCAGTGATAGCATCTGGGACGATGTACCCAACACGGTCATTTGGCTCCAGGTTGGCAATGACGCGTGGTACGCGGATGGTACCGTCAACTCCACGACTAATTGGATCAGACTTAAACGTCGACCGGCTTAATGCACTGGGACTATTGAAGCCAGAGTTTGCTGCAATAGATGGACGCTGAATAGTGGTATCACCTCCAGCTTCCATAAGGTCCGTCTTAGGACGTGACGAAAGCAATGTTGGGTTACCAAAGAACTGTACGTTCTTACGCATCGTACGAACCATTTCATCGTGAATGATGATATGGTTGGCCATTGAATCAAAGTCGCCAACGCCTTCCGTAGAGAAACCTTTTGGGTTATTAAAGATCTCAACGCAAGGAATAAAACCTAATGTATTTTTAAACGTTTTAGTTTTCCCTGGTACCGCATAGGAGGGCATGTCAAATGACATTTCACCTTCCGAATGGGTTTCTTCAATTTCGTCGGCTTTAATGGAAAGTCTAATGTAGCGCTTTGCACCCTGATCGCCTGTTACAGCCGAGCCAGTGATGCTCTTAATGTTGATCGTGTCATTCAACCCAAAGCCCTTGCGGACTTTATAGCTGTAGATGATGACCACTTCATCTAGCTCACCATCTACGTTGTAATACGAGCGATATTCGTGAGCGCGGAAGTAATAGAGACGGTAGTTAAATTTGGTGGGACGGATGTAAAAAAGACCCTTTCCGTCACACAAAAAGTATTCCCAAATGGAATCCAGGCGGATATCCATCTTGTTGTACTTCAGTACGCGGTCGATAAAATCTTTGCGTTGTGCACCAAAGTTATCTTGAGATGGGAAAAATTCAACCCCTTGGCGAATGCCAAAAAGTTTCATCTGCGCAATATGAGAAGCAATGATACCTGTGTCGACGCCAACGCTCCCATCTTTTTCAAGATAAGAATTAATGATTTCCTTAAGTCGACTTACAGCGTCAGCCACTATTGCTCCTCTGTTTTAGTAATACTAACAATAAATCAAGAAACTGTTTTGTTCTGGAACCCAGCAGGTGGTGTCATTTGCCCAAGCTGAGGGCCCATGTAAAAACCAGCATTACCCATAGGCGTTCCTCCCCCTCCAGGCATGGAAGCACCGGGGACACCTTGCCGCATTATCTCGTGAAATCGCTGAAGGCCCCGCTGCTCTTGAATGGGTCCCAGAAGACGGTCTAGTTTTACTCCGCCCATATAATGCTGAAAATCTGCCTGGGACATGGGAAGGCGCGGGTCTTGTCCAACGGGAATACCAGCTGCCAGTAAGCCGCCGGGCCTTAAGTTACCAGCTGCCCCGGGAACGTTACTTTCGCCTTTTACCACTTGATAAGACATCTGAATCTCTCTTTGCTTCTATTTTACTCTTCTATTACTTCGTAACCAGAGCAATCGTTGACTTTATGCAGAATGATTCCATTTCCTTTTACGTCCCAGTTGAGAATATCCCCTTCCTGCCAGCCAAGCTCGTCAACAACCTCATCGGGTAGCGTGATGTATTGATCTCCGTTTTCGTCCTCCTGGACCTCCAAGATGTAACTCATTTTTCCAAAAGCTTTTCCATTAGCTTATCAAGCTTATTGTTGATCTGCTTAAAGTTATCATGCATTTCTTTGATTTCTCTGAGGAAGTCAACTTTCAATACATACTCCAAAGGCATGCGATTGATTTGATCTTCCAAAATATCAATCCTTCTTTTTTGTGAACCGATATAGTCGTGAGCACCTTGAAGACGCTCTTGTTGACGGTCTAGTATTTTATTGGCCACCCAGCTACCCCCGGTAAATGCGGAGACAAGAGCTGTTAGGCCAAGGGCGAGATATTCAGGACCCACTGGTATAAAGTTTTGATTTTTCTTTATTTATTTTAGAATTAGTAATCAAGTTGCAATTGACCTTTGCGTGCAAGACCTGTGACCAGCCACACTAACGCATCAACACAGTCATCGTGACTACTAACGCCAAAGTTAGTTAGCTCTTCAAACATTGCAGTGAAATTACGGTAGCGATTAAAGATAATCTTTCGGTCTTCAAACATACCAATAATCCCACGGAAACGTGCCAACTTATCTGCGCGGAATCCTTTGACGGGGTGCCAGATTAAGTTATACAGTCCTTCATTGCTTAAGCAAACACGTTTGAAATCTGCTTCTAGCGATGCTTGGTATTGAACAGCTTCGGACCATATATCGCAAGTTGAATAAGTAGGGAAGTAATTGCCACCGTCATCACGACCAAGAATAGACCAATCATTGAGAAGCTCCTTCATAGCATCTAGTTTTTCCAAATTACCCATTACGCGAATACGTCGGTAATCAATAATATGGATGCGGTCGCCAATGCGACCACCAAGAATCATAACTGTGTAATCGTTCTTTTCCTTGATGCCAGCAGACAAGTCAACGCCAATACCAAGAGCATCAAACTCTGTAGAGATTTCAGCCTTGACAATCAATTCAGGTGCCAACGACAGTTCGTTTTGCCTGATAATTTGATTCATGTACTGGAAGGAAAAAGCAATAGGTGCCTGTCGTTTCTTCTCTTTTAGATACTCCAATGACCACATCTCTGGCCAATAGGACATCTCCTCACCAGTCTTGGGATCATTGTGAATTGCAGACAGAATAATCTGCTGCCAATTGTTTTGTTCGTTGAACGTGGTGGAGTGAATGTCATCATGTCTGAAGCGAGTACCAAGGCAGATGGCGCGTGCCCCTTCAAACATCGTTGGTGCAATCACCGCGTTCCAGTTGTCCTGCATCATTTTTCTGATGTCAGGGTTTGCAATATCAGCGGCTGATTTGATGGCGTCATCAATCATCACCAGGTGCGAACGCTTAGAGGTCACTGAACCTTTCAAGCCTGCCGCACAGAGTGTGAATTGCTCGTCACCCGTTACGTCAATACCAGCAAACTTATGGTCAATAGACCAATACTCATTACTGGTTACGTTTTTAAGAAGGCGTACTGTTGGAAAAACTTCTTGATATCGCTTACTTTCAATGATTCGTTTGATGGTTGCAGACTTAGAACGTGCAATATCAACGGTGTAAGAAAGGTAAAGAATCTGAAGAGGAAGCTTGGCAGTTGTATGGATCCCAATGGCCCAGGCTGTCAACAGGCCGAGCACTGTACTTTTTGCTGAGCCACGAGGAGCAAGCAGGTCAACGTTAGGGCCAGCAATCTTGATTAGACAGGAGCTATCTTGATCTGTTACAAACTTGCGGTGCCACTCCTTGTGATGTTCCGCTGGAGGTTTATCGGCTACGTACTCGCAAAAGTAACCGAAGTCATCCCGTGCACGCTGGAGTGAATCCTCGTTCTTATTTTCTCTTACTTTGTAATTCTTGGAGGCAACACGTGCGTTACGCCTGTAAGCAAGATGAAGATAAGAAGGCACTCTATGTCTGCAGTTAAGTTAATACTAACTTATTTATTGGAGCGTGACTCTTTAAACTTACGCGCCTTTTCCAAAGCGGCCTTGTGTTTTTCCTTGTCGTTCATTTGCGAGCCGTCCGCTTTCTTCGCTTCCGTCTTTTTGAAGTGCGCCAGGAGCTGCGGGGGCATTTTGTTTGCCATTTACCTCAGTATTTGGGGGAGTGGTACCAAACATTGCTTTTGCTGTACTGGCGATATCACTCGCACCAGCAACGTTTTGACTAGGGCCAAGGCCCATGCGGGTACGCTGAAGCTCGCGGACAATGTTTGGCATCCGTCCAGCAAGTTCAGGGATATCTGTAGAAGCAGACATTGTTTTGATCTTTTGTTTATTTTATGATTACTATTCTTCTAGCTGCATGCGAGCCCAAACACTCATCGAAGCTTCATGCAGTGGAATCTCAATAGGATCATCTTTAAAAATGAAAACTAACTCACGAATTGCACGATCAGCTCCAGCCATTAGCAAGCCTTTGCGGTCCCTAGAAGAAGTGAAAAGATCTAATTGAGCAATAGTTCCACGAAGTTCTTTTTGCATGCTGGCAATCCTGGCGACTCCCGCATCTCGCTTGACGATATCATCCTCGACAGCTTGGCGTAACTTGCGAATATCTTCCTGCATCTCCTCAATTTCATTGAGAAGAACTTTTCTATGATCAGGTTTTTCAAATTCGCTGTTTACCCATAGGTCACACGCCACAATGCTTCCTTCATAACCAAGAAACCTGGCATAAAGGAAACATTCAATAACAGAGTTGTTGTCTTTACAAAAGGAGAGGTAAGCTTCTTCAGCTGCACTATCCAGATTATCGATCCAGGTTTTAAAAACCTCAATATCGATAAGCTCGCTGGGCCTGGGAGTAATCGCGTGATTCGTCCCTCTCACCGAACTCCTGGGCCTGCTCTGCGGACTTGCGTTGCTCTTCTGCGCCGAGCGCGATGGTTTCACGTTCTTGTTCTCCTTGCTCTTGCATTTTCTCCTTGGAAGAGCCAACGGAGACATCTTGATAGATCTTAGCAACTCCAGCGGCTTTCGTGGCTTTATCTTCGTCGAAAAGCCACGAAAACGGATCTTCGGAATAATCCGAATCAGTGTTAGCAGAATTAGACATTTAAACTACTGTCCCGGTTCTTTTTTTCATCTGAGCCAAAAGATTCCTCAGTGGTATCAAGTTCTTTTTCGGAACGTTTTTTGGCAAATTGATAAGCAACTTCTGCCGCTTTTTTATATAAGTTAAGATCTGAACTTTCAGTGGGCTCAGTCTTTGGCGCGGCAGAAGCTTGCATTATCAGAAGTTCGTCATCATGCTAGCAAGACCTTGCGTCATGGTGCCACGGCGACCTTCAACGCTTTCTTGACGCTTTTGACGCATCTTGGAACCTTCCAGGCGGCTCAGGAGACCTTCGAACTCACCAATATCAAAAGACTTGGGACCATATTGAGATTGATATTGTTCTTTATCAATATCATTTAATTCTTTAATAGCTGCAGCTTTTACAGCCGGATCTTCAGACTTAGATTGAGTAACTAATTGCTGGTAGTACGCACCAGAGGTATACCCGCTTGTAGGGGTAGCAGTAGGAGTCTTGGACATGAGCACCTCAAAGGTTTCTTAAAGTATAGCAAAAGCTATTTTTAAATTATATCAATTAAAAATTAAATGCACCCAGCAAGCCTTGGTAAATACCTGCTTCACCGCCAATGCGTGCAATGTCACGAGAACCTCGCTGGCGTGTTTCCTCTTGTTTGACGCCAAATTCACCACGTGTTTTTTCTACATCACGTGATGTTTCGCCTTGGATTTTTGCAACGTCTTGCAGGCCTGCATTAACAATTGCCTGAAGATTGATATTGTTTTGTGCCTGTATATTTGCAACATCTTTTGCGGATTCACCTGCTTTATCTGCTACGTATTTTTGCGCATTAGCTTGCGTGGTATAACCATACATCTGCGCGTTAGCGGAAATATTTGCAACATTAGCACTGCCTTGGTTTATTAAAGTTTGTAAATTTGATTGAATTTGTCCGTTGAGTTCGCTAAGGCCATACGCAGCCTTATAATTAAACTCATCCTGTGACATGAACTGGCCGTCAAAGCTATACAGGCCATCTGTATTTCCACTAGGAGGTGGAGCAGCCGCAGCAGCCGCAGTCGTAGCAGCCCCAGCGGCGCCACCTGCAGAATAATACGTTTGAGCGTTAGAGTTAAAACTTACGCCACCGGTATTCTTGGCATAGTTTTTTGCTTTATCAATGTCATAGCCGGCGTTTTCAAATTGTTCCAGCTCGTTTTGGGTAATTGTACCTCCAAAGCTTTGGAGGAGTTGTTGTGCTGTTTTTTTTGGCATGGCTATTTTTTTATATTATAAAATTAAAAATTCACATTGCAAGATTCAAATTAGGCGTTCTGTCGAATAGCCCTTTACTCACAACTACTTCACGACTGCGTGCTTCTGGAGTACTCAAAAGCATATTACCAAAAGCAGCAGAAACATCTGCAGGCTTGGAAATACCCATGCCACGGAATGCTTCTGTATAAGCATTTAACTCGCCTTCACTCAGGTTGCGTCCCAAAAGCTGTTGGGCATTTAACTGCATAAAGGGTTGATACCTTTGATACTTAGAAGGATCAACAAAGCCTTGATCCATTGTGGCAAGTTTTTCCGCTTTGCTAAAAGCGTTTTTAACGTTGCCAAATCTTGCGGCATTTAAATATTCTTCTGCTGCTAAATCAGTGGAAATGGCACCGCGTCTAATTTGAGACTCTAAGGTTCCAAACAAATCTGCTGCATCTTGTTTTCCAAACCGTCCGTATCCTTTTGTGATGTCTTGTAGTGCTTTTCTACCCGCTTGGATTCCAAGCATTGAACCAGCGCCTGCGCTTGAGCCAGTACCAAAACTACCTCCGTATGGCGAGGATCGGTTTAATAACTGTTCAAATTGATCACTAGATAGGTTTACTCCTGGCCCAGTGTTTTGCCCTGCATTAAGAATGCTTTCATAAATATTTTTGTCAGGTTTATTTTTTGCCATTCTATTTAGTGCGTTGAATTTATTTTAGATTACACAAACCTGTTAAAGGCGGCTCCATAGCCAGGGGTGCGTGCACCAAAAAGTTCTACATTTCGACGCAATGCATCTCTGCGCGCATCAATTGAGCCATAAGAACCTGGGTTTGTTACCAAGGCGCCTTGCAGTGCGGTATCTTGAGCAAGATTAAAGCGGTCCGCTGGACCACCAAATAAAGTATCAAATTTTTTACCAGCTACATCAAAACCAAAATTAGCAATGGGCGCCTCACGTCCGGCTTGCTGAACTGCTAAAGCTTGTTCTCGTGCAGCAGCCCTTGCTTGATTACCTGCATTCTTACCGCCAGCCGCGCCGATTCCGCTACCAAGTAGGGAAGCTCCTCCTGCAATTACTGTAGCTGTTCCGGGATCTATCATGGCACCTGCGGGTTTAGTGAGCGGCAAAAAAAGAAGACGTGGTCGGCGTAAGATAATTTGCCGGATTAGAAATTGCCATTGCCTATTCCCTTATTATACCTAGCTGATATATTTTCTACGCGCACCAGCTAGATCTTGGGCGTAGATGTTGGCAAGCAAGCCAGGAGTCCTAGATGTGATTTCAACACTAGCCGGATTGTATAAAGTTGTTGCAAGAGCTTGTCCCGTAGACTGAATTGCATTTAAGCCTTGTCCTAACATTTTCCAGCCAAAGGCTTCACGCGCTTCTTGTTGACGCTGCTTGGAAATCTTGTCATACAAAGTATTGTATTTGAGATCACCACGCTCTTCGGTATCTCTTTGCATTTTATTCATCATCCACAACATGCTTTCGTTGCTTCCCTGTGGATAAGGATTAGTTGCTCCTGGTTGTGTGCCAGTAAAACTCGGAGTCAGTGGTGCCACATTCAACATCCCACCAAAAGCAGAATCAGTGGTTCCTGTAGAGCCGGGAAGATTGAGGCCTGCAATTCCACCTAGGAAAGGCAGTTTGGGATCGAAGGAATATGCCATGATCAACCAATCGAAACGTTGGGAGCCGCTAGTACTACGTTGTAGGGGCTAGAAGCGATGTATTGACGGGCAAGAGCACCACGCTCCCGCTGGGCATCTAAGACAAGGTTGCTGGCCGTCCCAAGGACCATCTGCTGCATGTAAGCATTGTTCTGGGAGTTAAGCATCGACTGAGAACGAATTAACTCGTCGTTCTTCATTTTTGCAAGAATTGGATATTCAGCTTTTTGTTGTTCAATATCAACTTGATTTAAACGTTGAGTTAAATCAACGATATTATTTGTGCGCATTGCAAGTTCATTGCGCCCTAACTCAAGGCCCACACCAGCGAGTTGCTTCATGCGTGCAACTTCGGTCTGAAAGTCACCTTTGCCTTCCGTTGGACGATCAGTTACTTCTTGACGGATAGCTTCTGCGCCACTAGCGACCATACCAGGGATAACAGTGCCGCCAAGCATTAACGCACCACCAGCAAGTTTTGCTAGAGGATTATTTGTTTTCAGTAGAGCGGTACCCAGACCAGATGTGAGGGCTCCTGCACCAAGAGCAACGCCTGCTCCTAGTGAACGCCCTGCGGCGGCTTCAGAAGCAGCGGTCATAGCCCCGGGGACCATACCTCCAATGAAAGCGGCGCGACCAAGGCCAGGGCGATTGGCAAGTCCCTGGAGAAGCTCGCCACCTTGTTGAACAGCACCTTCTAAAACTTTTTTACCACCACGCATTTTTTCTGTTACTTTTTCGCGTGCCCTGGCGAGAAAATCTTGCGAAGTAGGCGTAGAAGTATTGTAATTTAACGTACTGTAAGGTGCCTGTACAGGCGACGACCAGGGATCTGAATATACAGCCATTATTAAAAATGTTTCTTATAAAATAGATTCTATCAGTACTGCATACTTTCGTATTCAGCAGTCGTTGGCAGCCTTGGGCGATTACCGGCGGCAACAACTTCGTTGGCTACATTACCTGCAAGAATGCCACCAAGAGAACCAGCAAGTCCTGCAATAGCTGATTTACGGAAGCGCCCAGGACCTTGAGTGGAACGTGCTGCTACACCAGCAGCGGCAGCACCACCAAGAACACCAAGAGCAGAAGGAATAGTAACGGGATAGTTCATCAAACGAACTTCCGGTACTCCTTGGAGATTTTCAGGAGTTGCTTTAATGATGCCAAAAAGACCGTTGTCTTGATAATAAGAACGCATGTAGTTACCATAACGTTCGGGTGTAAGGCTAGGAATATCTTGTTTGGCAGTTTCGTATTTCAAAGGCTGGCCTGTGCGCCCCAGGAACAACCGTTCAAATCCTTCTTGTACTGGCTGCTCTGTTTGCCGGCGATCATCAGCTCCTTCTGGTGAATAATTCTGAGCAAAGCCTTTGGGGCGGAACATTTCACCAACATTAGTCAGGTCATATGCACCAGCAACGGCAATGCCAGGGCCAAGGGCTGCAAGGTTAATAAGACCAGTTTTAAGTGGTCCCATTTCTTTTGCTGCTTGTTTACCAATAGCAGCGCCGCCTACCATATCAGCAATTGCGTTGGGATGGTTGCTACGCCACAACAGCATCCGCGTGCCGTCGTTGGTAAGGTCAGTAACTACGCGAGCTGCATAGGCTCCTGCAAATTGAGCCGGAGTTTGACGTGCACTAATTCCTTCTGCTTGAATCCCCTCACGAAAAGATTTAGCCCCTCTTGTTCCAGGGACAATTGAAAGACTATCTATTTCAAACTCACGCTGAAGACGTTCAGTTGTCTTGGCACCTTTTGCTAACGCCTGTAATACGTTCATAGTCCCAGCTCCAGGCCAGTACGTTGTAATGCACGTTTTACAGCATCAGGAAGTTCAACTTCTGTACCCGCTACAGGCGGGTAAATGTAGTTGTTGAGAAATTGATTGCGATTAGGTAAGCCGGCGGTTTGATATTGAGTATAAGGAGCAACTTCTTGGGGAACTTCCATGCCATTTACGGCGGCACGTTGCATCATTTGATGCATGATCGTTTGATCTTGTGACATGGCCGTAGGTTCTACTTGTCGTGCCATCCCGCCACCCATTACAAGATCAGCAGCAACAGGAGAAATAATAGAACCAATTAAGTTTGCTGCTCCTTCTAATCTTGAAGGAACATGTTCGGTAACTTGTTTTCCGGTTTCGTTAATTACGGTCCGATATTTACCAGGTCTTGCAGCCCTTGCAGCCAGGGTCAATGGATAGGCCAGGGCAAAATCAGTTGCAGCAGATGCAACACCTAAGGCTGGCCCACCTGCCATCAAACCAAAACCACCAGCAAGTGCACTGCCAGCACCAACGCTACCGGCAACCGATTTAAGGTCTGCCTTGGTTAACCCTTTAGCAACGCCAGCTAATCTCACTGTATTGTCAAATTCTTTTCTTTATTGTACTCAACCTACGTTTAACTTTCTTACGTCTGAATGTCCAGGCGTTTTTGATTTACTAAGCAATTCCGCAACAGAAGTATTTCCCTTGACTTCGTTATCTACGCGGCGCTCTGCTGCTTTCATGAGCAAGCCTTTGGGATCTGGGTTAGAAGCACGTGGCATTGGATTTTTTGCTTTTTTTTCTCCAGGGATGGTAGGACTGAGTTGGTAAACACTCAACCAAAGGGCGTCATAGCCAGGTTGATCTTCTGGGCGTTGCGACGTTAATGCCCTGCCGTTTTGAAAATCATAGTCTTCAACACGTTTAAATCTACCTATATTGGCAAAGACTTCGTACTCTTCTGCAGTTTCTCCAACAAAATTCAAACCTGGATTAAGTTGAAGCTTGCGCGTCATCATCTTGCGCAATAGATCGCTTTGTGTAAAGCGCGATGGATTCCAGGGATATTGCCCTTCGCTGGCCTGTGATTGAAACAGCTCATCAAAGTTAAGCTGCCGTTTTTTTGTAAACGGGTCTTTTGCGTAATTAATATATCGGCCTAGGTCCAGGCGTGAATCTTTAGCCATTAACCCTCAGTTTGTTTTTCTTTTTTCTTCTTGTGTAATCCTACCAAGGTTTGACGCAGCCGTGCTTGCTTGACGGTTTTCTCATCGTACTTATCTGGATCAGACAATACGTTTTCTTGAAGCTGAGCAGAGGTAATACCTTTACGCTTAGCTTTGGCAGTGAAGGCGCCTTCTTTAATATCAGCGCCTTGAATCCATTTTTTATCTTTCTTTTTTTCTTTGGTCATCACAGTAAGTTTTGCTTGAAACGAGTAAGGAAACCTTCTGCTTCCTTAGGTTTATTTGATAATTGTAGCGTTCTCAATTTGCTTGACACATCTATCGATGCACGTTTGGTAAGTTGCCGTTGTGCATTGTAGGCATCGGTCTCGTTGCCGTACATAGACAACTCTCCGAGTTGTTCGTTGGACAGCGTTGAGTACGGATCACGTAAATTTTCTAAGTCTGTTTTACTTACCAACTCGGTAGGGCGACGTTCAGCAGCAGAAGAATATTCGTATCCCAACTCGCCATATTCAGACTCACCAAACTCACCACGTTTACGCACGGCGCCAGAAGCATATTTAGGTTCTAAGCCATAAACACCTAAACCACCACCTTCTGGTTCAATGTCTTCCCGGGTAATGCGTCCCATGCCACGGATACCACCCGAATAACCAGCTTGTTGTGAGGCTGGTTTACTTACACGTTCTGGATCGCCTTGACGCAGGGGCTCCACAGAACCAATGTTTTCCCGTACCAAGATCTCACTTGGCATTCCCACACGGTTAATGCGTGCAGTTTGTTCTTTTAAAGGTTGCATTACTGCCTGACCTTCTGGGAAGTTACCGCGCATATTTTGGAGAAGTTGACGTTCTAGTGCTTCTCCTGCAAAGCCTTGTGCGTTGAGTTGAGCGCGTTGATTACTTGAGACCTCACGTGCCGTGTCAATTAACGAAGGTCCACTTACCTCTTGTTGAAGGATGCGCTCGGCGGTATTTTTTAAAGCTGTTGCACGTGCAATTCGATCATTAACTTGTCTTGTTTGCGCCAGGTTCTCAGTTGTGTAGTCGTAATCAAGATCAACTTCCTGAGCGCGCAAGTAACGTTTACCTTGTTCAACTAAAGCGTCAATCCGTCCGCCACCTTCAGCTTGATCCAAGGGCAAACCATCTGGCATACTAGCGGCAACAGTATTGATTGCATGGTCTGGTACGTAGCCAGCGGCTTGGGGAGGAGTTGCCTGCTCTAATGGAATACCTTGCCGTACTTTGACTTGGTCTTCTGCAAAATCAATACGACCAATATCAATATCTTCGTTTCGTTGTAACGCATTCTTGATGCGTCCTGTCATTTGGTCTTCGCCTGACTGCAAAGCACCTAATGCCTGGTTTGTTAAACCAAAATCTTCTTGTCGTTGTTTGGCAGCGTTAAGCAAGCGTTGGGTTGCGTCTACACGACGAGCTTCCGCAAGTTCTTGGGATACAGGTCCAAGGATTCTTTCGTTAATATCTTTTGGATCAGGACGATATGTTTTACCGTACCCAAAACGTGGAGATCCTTGCGTATAGCGGGAAGGTGCGTTGCTGAAATCAATTTCTTGCGCAGTTGGTTCTGGAATTGCTTGTTGTAATTGACGATTGAACACTTCAAAAGATTCTTGCTCAGTAGGCATGACGCTACGAGCAACAACTTTGGAAGGAGCAGGTTCGGAAGCGGCAAATTTTAAAGGTACAGCTGCAGCTTCTCGCACACCCTGCGCCATTTCCGAAAGATCACCTTGGCGGACGCCAGCAGTTGCAGATTTATTAGGACCTTTAGGAATTTGTGCTCCACGACGCATCAAATTACGCGCGCCCAACACACCACCAGCTAAAGCACCAAGGCCCAGGGCGGCTGTACCAATGGAGGCAAGTAGATTTGACTCTTGTTGCGGGGCTTTGAGTTGATTGCGGCGAAATTCAAGTACAGCAGGCGCCATCTGCGCCCTTTCTTCAGGATCTTCTGGGACTGGAGTTCCAGTGGCACGGCTATATGCGTAAAAATCGGCCGGTGCTAACGCCATTAGAAACTATTTGCTTACTAAATTCTTGATATTTGTATTTTACGTGGTGTTATGCGAAAAATAGATGCTATAGACTAAGAACATTGCTGAAGTTTAACGTCCAATTAGGGCAAAAACTAATTTTTTACAATGGAAGCAAACGATAGAGCCCAACGAATTGTTGCTTTAAAGGCAATTAAAGCCAAAGCAGAGGAAATGGTTGACTCGGGAGCCAGTCCAATTGAAGTACGTACTTTTATTCAGGGTTCCAGGGGGGAATTAGCCCGCCAAAAACCCGATTGGGAGCAATATGCCAAAGCTATTAATGCTGCAGAAGCTGCAAGAAATACTTTTTAAAGCTAAGAAGAACATAAGTTGATATGCCGAGGATAACACCTCGGCTTTTTTGTGTAAAAACTTGGGCTAACTAGGTAAAACCATCACAAAGATTGAATATTACTTAATTTTTTGCTTCGAAATGGCCCCTTATAGGACCAAAAAGGTAAATGATTTTCCTGAGCCTTCTCCAATACTCCCTCCGAGATTGATTGTGGGAAGAAAAAAAGAAAGGTGGGGTACCTTGAAATTTACCTAGCAATAAGCGAGGAGGATAAGAGTATATTGCGCCAAGAAATTAATGAAACAATCGTAGGTATGTTTACTTATTGTTCTTTTGAACGGAATA